AAATAATTTAGTGAAACAAATAATAAATGAAGCGAAATACAAAGATATAAATCTTTTGTTTTCCTCCAAAGATAGGTGAGGGGTGTTAGGGGTAACACGCCTGTCGTATTCGAGAGTGAGAGGGGGTAACACACCTGTCGTATTCGGGATATATACCAAACTGTCGTGTTTGCAATATACAATATGATAACCCACCCCGGGAGTGGGAGGGGTATAAATACGACACCCCGTACTACAGAGTGCAACATATACAAGATTTGCAATTTATGTACTAATAATTTACTATCTTTTATCTTGCACTTAGCTCAGTCCTAAGCGAATGCCGATTTCGGCAGCCGCGCCTATTATATATACTTATGTAATGGTATTATAGTAATTATATATAGATTTTAGATTGCCAAATTTCAAGTTGGAATATATAATTATATTAAATTGGAATATAACTTACAATCTATAGATCTTATTAATTGCAGGCTAGCCCCGCAGGGGCGCAGACTGCCACTACGCCTACTACAGTTTCGAGTTGATAGTATAATATTATGGTAATTATAAATTATATTATATAATATATAATATATATTAAATATAATAATATTACTAGGTATATTAATAATATATAGCTAAATTTGTAACATCAAAGTAAATAATAATAAATATGTGAATTTTAATCACATTAAGTAACTAATTAAAATTTATTAAAGCATGGCTAAAGAAATTAAAGAATCTAAAGTTAAAGAAGAACCTAAAGTAGAAATTACAAGTTCACGCGTAGAAGCAGATGATACTATTGGATTTACTACAATAGCATCAGAAAATGAGTTTAAAAGTGCTGTGATAAGTAATCCTTATCAAGATTTAGCTGATAAGAAAGTAGTTCTTGAAACACTCATTTTAGATAAGATAGCAGAAGGAATTACTAATAAGGCTAATATTGAATATATTGCCCAACTAGCTAATGTATATTCATTTATTAAGTAAATGAGACAAATTGATAGAATTAATAAAGAATTCGCATTAAAAGAAGTGCAGTTGTTACATAATAAAGCAATTGCACTTGCGAATCTCTTAACGGATAAAGAATATGAATTAATGATTACTAAGCATCCAGATATATTTGCGGTTGCTTCCCATCCAGAGAAGGGAGATTTATATCTAAGTGATAAAAGTAATCTATTAATTATAATAGATATTATAAATGAGCATCTAAAACATCAACATTTAAGTCAAGATGAATTTAAAGTAATGACTTTGGATGAGATTAAAGAATATATGCAATCAGTAATATCGGATATAACTTCATTCTCTCCAGATGAATTATACGATACTATTATTATACTAGAAGATATAGCAGCTAATTCTCATTATGATAATGTAATTAAATGAGAACTTACATGCAAGAAATAGAATTGGTAGAAGAGGCATTATTTAGAGATGCATATGTATATGATGGTTGGTACTATTACCTACCTATGATAATGACGATGTATTTATGAGTGAAGTTATAATGGTATTAGAAGAGCCCTGGTATAATACACTTACCGAGCAAATGTTTGAACAAGTTATTGAGGAAATTCAACCAGAACCATTTATAGTTAGTTCTGAGCTTGATAATGAAATTAATAAGGCAGTTCTGGATTTACTTCACAATCCACATGAAGGCGTTGGGTTAGTTGAAATTACAAACCGATATAAAAATGATAAAAGTAACTGATAATAAAGAAATTAAAGAGACTGTTTTAGCAGGATTAAAGCATAATAAAGATAAGTATGGTAAAAGATATTGTTCCTGCTCATTAATAAGAGATGAAGATACAGTATGTATGTGTAAAGAGTTTAGAGAAATGGAAGAAGGAACTTGCCATTGTCAACTCTATGTTAAAACTAAAGAATGATTATGATTGACGTTAGAAGAACATTAGAGAACTTACATCAAATACTTCCAGATTTAACCTTAGAAGAATTATTTACGGTTCTTGACAATATAGTAGAAGTTCCGCAATTTAACTTAGGACAGACAACTATACGTAGAGACGCTAGTAATTGGAACCCATATGACTCTGGCACATTTGTATCTAGTGCCAGTAAATAATTGTATGTAATATTCTCAATAAACATAGCAATAATTATAACAATAAAAGCCCAACTTAGCTTAATTGCTAGGCTGGGCTTTATTTATTCTTTCTTATCTTCATCCTTATGTATAAATCCTTTCTTCCATATACCAGTTACACTATCAATTCCTAATAATCCCATCACACATAATAGAAAGGTATCTATCATCAGTGGAGCTTGTACACACATAACAGTACAATAAATTAATACTATTACTGCTACAAACCATCCTATTACCCCACATACTCTCTTACTACTAATTCCAGAGTGTGAGGTAAACATTTGCTTTAGGAATGTAGTAAATTTCATTCTATCAATTCTGATATTAATAATTATTTATATCTTTGTATATGTTTAACCATTAATACTTATAGATTATGACTGACTGCAATAGAAGAGTGTGGGTTCGTTTACTTATCAAAGCACCCAGCAATATGCCTAATAATGCTCAAGAGTTATTTGAATATTATTGTGCACAGAAGCGTTTAGATACATCTCCTCAACCGTGGAGGTGTCACTGTTGCAATCTTAAGAAGTCTAACATGGCAGCAGCCTTTGTTGTTGATGCTTATGGTGAAGATAGAAATCTATACTTAACCTTTATATATGTAGCATCGTATTTACCTGTGGCTTTAACTTCATCAACAATCCTATCTGTCTTCATTCTAGTTCCGTCTGGCAGTCTTACTTCAGAGAACTTATCACCATGTGCATCAAACCCTTTTATTCTAGTTCCTTTAGGTACTCCTATATGAAATACCTGGCCCTTCATAGTTTTAGAGTATGGTAATGCAGCTTCATATCTATCAGCTAGCCATGTATCACCAGTGTAGGTTGGGTAATCACGAAGCATTGTTCCGTCATTAGGCACACCGTTATACCAAACGTCTCTGTTAGAAGGAAACTCTCCATGTCTGAACTTCTCACCGTCTTTACTCATTAATTGAATCCATGTACGTTTATCACCCTTCCAAGGCATTCCAGTTGCAAAGGTACTCATTGCTGCTGACTTATTAAAATCAAACATAGCACCTGCATTACTTTTAGTAGTTCTGGTATTGTTGAATGGTGCAGACTAATTCCAAATATGCTGATTATTATAAAGATTATTATTTCTGGCTTGTTCCTCTTTAATCTGTTCAGATACCTCTTTCTCCCAACCAGTTCTATTATCTTGAGATAGCACTGGCAGTTGAGTTGGCATATATGTTCTCTTAATAGGACTAAGTGGAATTTGAGGAGTATAATCCTTAATAGCATCCCTTCTCTGAACTACTAGCCCATTCTGACCTTTAGATATGCCATTATAAACTCCAGTGAGAAGTTTGGCATAATTCCTAGCTTCTGCATATCTTCTCTTACCTTTATTAGAACCAGTAAGCTTAGCTACAAACTTATTAATATCATCGTTCTCGTCAAAGTCATATAGTCTCTTTAAGAACTGTACCTTATCTGCTGCATACTCATCCATAGAGTTATAAGACCTAAATTTCTGCTTAATGGCTTCACCTTTAGCATTCTTATCATTACCAGTCACATAATCACCTTGCCATTTAGCTCCAGTAGTCAGATTACCGAAATTGAATTTACCTTGTGCAGAACGTCCCCAAGCACTTTCTAAAGCATCTTGTGATACCAGCATTCTAATTGCATTATCATTAGTAATACCTGCTCTCTTATAAGCATTAGTAAGGTCAGCTGCCCATTTACTTCTGTCCTTATAAGGACTACTCCAAGTTGAGTTGGCAGTATCAACTACTACTTTATTAGCTACTGGCTTATTGACTACTAGCTCTGCTATAGGCTTACTAGCTACTGCTGGAGTTTCTTCTACTGTATCAGACTTACTGTCTTCTCTTTCTGGTACTACTAATGCCTGCTCTGTATTATATGTAGTAGGTATGTAATACTCACTGAATGGATTAATAGGATTAGTAATGTCAGTGTAATCTATTGTAGGATTGTTTACTGGAACATAACTAACGAATCTCATTCCCACTTGTCCTTTACGAATACGTCTCTTGTAAGTAGGTCTGCTAGACTTAACAAACTTCTTACGCATATCTCGTTTACCATTAAGTTTCTCTGCATCTTTGACTGCTGGAGATTTCTTAAATGTAAATTTACCTCCTACTTTCATAGCCTGTCTAACAGATCTACCTTCAATCCATATAGGATTAGATTGCTGTAATATAAATGGAGCCAATCTATTAGTAACAGCCATACCTATATTACTTGCAGTTCTGGCTTCTTTATTAAATATCCAATGATTCTTATTAATAGGATTCCAAGCTAAATCAGCATCTCCCTTAATAAACTTGGACAATAAATTCTTTTGATCTAATCTATAACCTGCTGCACCTCCTATAATAGCACCTGGATTTGTATACTGAGCAATTTCTGATGGAATACCAGTAGTTCTTTCTACCATATTACCCCATCCCCCAGTTAACTTATCAATACCAAATCCATAACCAGCACCCTTAGCTAAAGCTATTGGAGTGGTTACTAGTGCTGCACCAGCTGCTGAAGGAAGTATTGTTCGCTCTATACCTACTAAGGGATTAGTCTCATTGCTCATGGAAGCTTTGAATCTTTCTTTAGCTCCTTTAATAGGATGTAGATAATCTTTATTTCTCTCAGCGGGAGTTCTAGTATCATTAGACGGAGTACCACCAAGGTCGACAAGTTCGTATTTCCTAGGTGTTACCCTAAGTCTTTCAAATACCTTTGGCTTAACTACTGCCGTATTGTCAACCTTGGCGGTATCCTCTTTTACCTTAGACATAAATACAATCTTTAATAATTATAAGTAATTAATCCATCTATATTGAAATACCTTTCTATTATAATTAGGATCAGCCCCTGCAGCTCTAGATTCTTTCTCAAAAGATATAGCTCTATAAGCTTTGTGACTATCAGCCATAATTAGCAGTCTAATTAACCACTCAATCACATACCATAAATAATAGAATATGATTCCCATCTCAATAATTTGTTTAGTGTGAGTTACTTCATGTCGTACCGTTGAATCAGTCATTCTATCTATTGCTGATTCATTTCTAGTAAATAGAATACCACAAATATTCATATATTGATATCCTTTTACTGGAAATAACGGATTTATGAAGAACAGTAGTTTCCTTTGCTTATCATACTTAAATTTCATAACTAGTGCTTCCATTTAGCTGCATTATCAACTATTGCAGAACACAGAATTAAAATAGTATCCATATCTAAATCTGACTTAAGTTGATTAACTGACATACTAATTGTATATTATCTATAGTATAACCTTTTGAGGGCATTATCTGGTCAATGCTAACATTCGTATAGATTCGACCTTCTCCTAATTCATAAGTCATGTCTAATCCAGAAATTGCACACTTGCCATTTTGTGCCTTCCATACGGTTAGTAAATCTTCTTTAGTAATAGTGAAAGGTATAGATTTGTCTATAGCTCTGGATTTAGCTGCAAGCCAACGTGCTTGTAAAACCTTCTCTAGTTTAACGTCGTTATCATAAGTAGCTATAGCAGCTTTCCTTTGTTCTAGTTTACAGGAATTGCACCTACACTCCTTATTCTGACGTAAAGTGTATTTATTAGCCCCTGCATAAGTAAACTCACTAGGCTCTTTATATTCTCCACATATGTGGCATAAGAGCTTCCCATCTTTCCATTCGGTATTCAATTTGATTCGGTCTTCACAATCCCTACATGTAGTGTGAAAGTTTAAGCCGTTTGTCTTGCGTGAATACTTTCTGAAGTTGCTTATATTCTTGTCTAGCAACCTCCCACATACGTCACATTGCTGTTGCAATCTTTCTTCTTTCTTCATGTTTACTTCTTAGACCAAGACGCCGCATTCCGTGCGAAGTTGGCCCTCTTCTTTTGTAAAGGAGTAGCATTAGGATTATTAAGTACAGAACGTGCATGTTCTTGTACACTTTGTCCAGCTCTCTTAGCTGATGCTGTAAATTTACCTCTATTCTTCTTCTTAATATGTATCTTATTACCTTTCTTATCTTTGTTGACTAGCTTATTACCACTAGCAAACATAGGGATTCTATCTAAGTCTGCATTAATAAATTTGTCCCTTAGAGAATCACCCAATAGTCTTAATTGCTCTGCGTTGAATTCCATAATTAAATTACACTTTAAATCACTTTGTTGTGTACAAATTTAGGGCTATATTTGCAAATAATCAAATGAATTAGATGAATTAATGATTAGTAGGGTTAATGTTAATAAGTACTAAGGAATTTAATGAATTATTAACTATCAACTTCTAATTGGCAGATTAATGTTATTGGGCAAGCTTAAACTGTTGTATGAGTGGATAGATAAGCTTAATACTAATGTTAAAACTATCATAATAGTTGGTTTGGCGTTCGTATTACTGCAAATACATATATCTAACCACACAAAAGCTATTCTAGAAGATTATGCTAAAGTAGAGGCTTATGATAAAGCAGCTGCTGAAGAATACACTAAGATGATTACTCCAATCATTAATGATTATGTGGATGCAATTCTGAAAGGAGACAAAGACGCATCTAATGTATTATTACTAAATTATCATAATACGCTAAATAGCACTCATGGCTTGTCTTATCGTTATTTAACTGCCTTAACAGAAAGAAGAAGAGGTTATGATACTAAAGCTCGTATTAAATTATGGACTGATTTGGAGTATATGAACTACGGTGAGGAGATAGAGCTTATAAATGATAATCAGTTCTTACGTATGGATAGTATTCAATCTTACTTTAGAACCTTTCCCAATTTGTGTACTTTATTAGAGGAATGTGATGCTAAATCAGCAGCCTTCTATCCACTGATGGGATTAGAGGACCCTAAAGGAATGATAGTTATACTGTATAAGAATAAGAAGCAATATTACTTGGGATATTACAATTCAGTTATAGCTCCTTATGCACAACGCATATCTATCTTACTAGATTATAACTCAGTTAAGGAGAAATTTAAAGAGTATTATGGAAGTGGACAAAAGGAATGGTCAGGTGTGTTTCAACAACTTAACCCACACCTATTGGAATGAGAATGATGGTAGAAGACATACTTCAGTAACAACATTAATTGGTCAGTATTGTCAAGAGTTTAACTCAGATTTCTGGTCACAGTATAAAGCATTGCAGAAACTATTAAGTCCTGCGCAGTTCTCTATGGAGAAGAAACATCTACTGGATACTAAGAAATTCGATAAGAAGTATTTTATAGATACATATGATTTAGACGAAACAGAATTTAATTCTGTACAGCAAGACATACTGGATGAATGGCAAAGAACCAATAAAGCATCAACCGATAGAGGTACTTCTATTCATTCTGATTTAGAGCATATGTATACAGGTAAAAAGAAATGTACAGTTAAGCAGTATGGAGTGGGAGGTGAATTTCAAGTTAGTGCAGATTATTATGAATTAGATATTGAAAGAGGCGTTTATCCAGAGTATCTAATTTATTACAAATCTGACGATGGAGTAGTACGATTGGCAGGACAAATCGATTTATTAATTAAGGATGGTAATGATATCTATATCGTAGATTATAAGACCAACAAGAAACTGGATGAGAAGTCATTCTTCGATACTAAAACTAAGAAGAGCCAAATGATGAAGTATCCTATCAATAATCTAATGGATTGTAATAAAGTACATTATACTTTACAATTATCTTTATATGCATGGATGCTTCAGCAAATAAATCCAGACTTTGTAGTTAAGAAACTTATATTAGTACATTATGATCATTCAGGCAATGTTACTGAACACGAAGTAGAGTATTTAAAGGATGATGTTGAAAGACTCCTTAAATATCACAGAAAGCAGTGTGTATTAGAGGAACTTAGGGATAAAAGGAAGCCTATAGAGTTCTAATGAGTTAATGTAATTTAGAGTATCCTTCAGACTGAGTTCTGAGATATTAAATAGTAGAAGACCATATTTAAACTCATTAGAATCTATGGGATTAGCTAATATTGTTAATGGACATTTAAATGAGCTACTAGGAAATAATGCTGATATAGCTAGAGCTCGAATGAGAATTTGTAAAGAATGTCCTATTAGAAAGGATTCGTTTTTAGGATACTTATGTAGTAGTAAGTTATGGCTGAATCCTAAAACTGGAGATGTATCAACTGAAGAGAAAGATGGTTATAAACGTGGATGCGGATGCAGACTCAGTGCTAAAGTTAGAGACTTAGATTCTGTATGCCCCGCAGGTAAATGGTAATGATTTAATTATGAGTAACAACGGAACAATGGATTTAATGTTTGGTGGCAAAGGAATTAGCTTTGCTGGTGCAGATGGATTTGAAGATTTAAAGAAGGAAGCTGCTGTGGAAGCACATAATAAGGCAGTAGATGCTTACACTAAAGCTTTAAATGAGAATATTAAAGACGAGCTTGCTAAAGCTGAGGAAGTTACAGAGAAGATGAATTCAATGGAAATTATGCCTATTAATTCATACATCTTAGTAAAACCTTATACTAAAAATCCATATCAGAAGATTGAAGTAACTAAAGGTGGGCTTATTATTCCAGAATATGATGGAGCATTTAAGAATCCAGATACTGGAGAGAAGGATACAGAATATCAATTATCAGTAGTTGCTAATGTAATAGAAGTAAGTCCTTTATGTAAGTTTGTTAAGCCGGGTGACGATATTTATTACAGACGTTCATCTGGAGTACCTGTACCATTCTTCAGACAGGGATTTGAAGTAGTAGCTGAACAGCAAGTTCAAGTGGTTATTAATGAGGGATTAAAGGAGAGATTTAGTAAATTGTAATTATGGAAGAGAAAGTGTTTTATTTACCAGGAGAGGTGGTAACTCTTAGGCAGGATATTCCTTATAAGCCTAAGATGATTGTAGTTAAAAAGGAAACTATGACGTTTAGACCATCCAAAGATGAGAAGAGAGATGATTACTTTATAGGTATTAGATGCAGATGGTTCTCCACTGAAGGTGTTCTTCAAGAGGCTGTCTTTAATACCAAAGACTTATTAAAAGTAGAATAACAATGTCAGTCAATAATAAAGAGAGGGTTCTTAGCCCTCTCTTTTACAAAGACGGAGGTACTTTAAATAAGGATGGTAAAGAATTTGCTTCTTATTTATATGCTATCTCTGGAGCTAAGAACGATGAAGAGTTGCAGAAGTTCTTATTAGATACTGGTATGGAAGAGATTAATAAATTATATACGGATTGGAAGAGTAATAAATCTAAAGTAATGGAAGCTAAAGACGGAGCTAGAATAGACTACATTAAGAGACTTCAAGGTAGATGTCCAGAAGGATATGAGGTTGAGAAATATATGGCTGGAGGTTGTGTTAAGTGTAGAAAGAAGGCTATGGCTGAAGGTAATAAAGTAATTGACGTATTCAAAGATAAATGCGGAGGAAAGGCTAAGAAGAGAATTAAGAAGAATGAGGATGGTAATACCATCACTAAGAATGATACAATTCATACTAAGAAGGGAATTTACAACCTAAGTAACAAAAAGACTCCTTATAAGAAGATGACTCCATCTGATTATAGGAAATTGTCACCTTCTGAACAAACTAGAGTGGATATGAAAGACCAGGGTAGTGGAAGGGCACAATCTGAAGCAGCAGCTGCACGTAGTAATAAAATAGGTAAAAAGTTAAATGGAGGCACATTAGTTGCATTCAAGTGTGGTGGTAAAGCTAAGAAACGTATTAAGAAGAATATGGGCGGTACAGTTAGCAATAAATGGAGTATTCCATCAAATGCTAAAGGTGACGCCATTCGTCATATAAACGGAGGTCCTGGCTCAGCAGATAGTACAAGAGAGATGAAGTTTAATGGATTTCAGAAGAAAGCCTTAGCTGGCAAATCGTATAAATAATTTATGAAGGTATTCCTATTTGATAATGCTAATAATAAAGTGATTATAAATGAGCCAGAGGTTCTTCTTATTAAGGAATTTGCTGCTCTATGGACTAATGAGAGGAATAAGACCAAAGAAGACCCTAAAGGCATTTATAAATCTAGAGCTTATAGAGAGCTTACTTACATATGGCTAATGATAGACTGGGCGTCTCCCTATTCTGATTATGCAGAACAAGACAGACACCAAGCCTGTTTACAAGATGCTAATTTAAGTGAAGATGAATGGGCAGACCCAGTCTTCAGAGCTGCATGTAGGAAATATAGAGATATGCAAAATGAATCCAGAGCACTTAAACTTATCAAAGCCGCTCAAGGAGTAGTTGATAAAATTACTGATTATTTCGATACTATAGATTTAAGTGAAAGAGATCCCATTACTGGAAGACCTATTTGGAAGACTAATGATGTGATGAAGGAGATGCAATCGGTTTCTAAAGTGGTGGATGAACTCAAGTCACTAGAATACATGTATAAGAAAGAACAGGAAGAGGAAACTGGAGTCAGAGGTGAAGGTGATATAGGGCATTTCGATAGATAATTATGGCTGGACGTGGAAGACCTAAGAAGAAAGTAGAAGTTCCAGAAACAGTTCAAGAATTGATAAATAGAGTAGAACCCGAATTAGTAGAGGCTATACCTTACATAGAACCAATTAATAAGGAATCAACAGTTAAAACTAAGTTTGAATGGGATGTTACTGCTAACGAGGAGGTTACATATTTTGATCCTACTTTATCTTATGAACTGACTGGTTACCGACCAGTAGACGAGGAGAGAGGGTTAGACTTTGATCCTGCATGGTTTACTGAAGCTAGAGAGATTAAATTAAGAGATGGTAAGTATTGTTCCTATCCTAAGGGATCTAAGAAGTATAATGACTTTTGGGTAGAGGAATTTAGAAGGTGTAATCAAGGATATGAATCACATGGATATAGGATTACAGGTGATAATTACTTCTTCTTAAACTATTACAGACTTAAGAATACTGACGTGTCTCAAGCCGGTTCTGGTCGTGAAACCACATTTCCAGCATTCTTTAGTAAGCAATATGAATACTTCCATTACATAGAATTATGTGAGAAGTTAAGTAAGGATGTGTGTGCCCTTAAAGCTCGTGGAGTCGGATTTTCAGAGATTGCAGCATCACTTGGAGTTAGACTATATACTACTGTTAGAGGTTCTCATACTGTATATGTAGCATTTACAGAGAAATTCGTTACTGACGTGCTCCGTAAATGTTGGGAGCAGCTTGAGTATTTGAATGCAGATACTGAAGGTGGTATGAGACATTTAAGACAGAAATATAATTCTGATATGCATAAGAAGGCTTCCCTTCTTACTAAAGATAGAGAAGAATTTGGATTTATGTCAGATATTGTAGGATTTGTAGTAGATGTTCCTCGTAAGCTTCGTGGAGACCGTGTAGATAGACTATTCTTTGAAGAATCTGGTTCTAATCCAATCTTAGTAAAGACCTACTTACAGAGCACAGCTCTTGTGGAGATTCTGGGTAATAAATTCGGAACTAGATTCGTATGGGGAACTGGTGGTGATCAGGGTCCAGCATTAGATGGACTTAGTAAGATGTTTTATAATCCTGGAGGTTACAATTTCCTACCATATAAGCATAACCATACTAAAGATGGTTCTTATGCTCTGACTTCTTTCTTTATTCCTGCATATACATTCGTAGCTAGAGATGGGTATGTAGATAATAGAGGAGTTACTAATACTGAGAAAGCTAAGAAATTCTATCTAGAACAGAGAGAGTCTCTATTAGCTAATCCTAAAGAACACTTAATAGCATGTGCTGAGTTCTGTTTCACTCCAGATGATGCATTGGCTCTAGAAGGCGATAATCAGTTCAACACAGTATTATTATCAGAACAATTAGCTAATATTAAGCTTCACAAAATGGGACCACATATTGACGTAGGTCAATTGGAATACAACTTTACTAATAATCAACATACTGAAGAAGCTATAGATAGTGTTAGGTTTGTTAGTAATTCAAATGGTAAAGTTAAAATACTTGAGCATCCTATTAGAGGAGAACATGGGTTGGTTCCTAGAAATTTATACGTAGCTGGTATTGACGGTATTGATATGGGTGGTGAAGATACTTCTGATAAGACTCAAGACCCGTCCGATTTCTGTGTAGTAGTTATGAAGAGAGCTTATGGTCTTGACGAGCCTAAAATTGTATGCTATTATAGAGATAGACCTAGAACCCTTAGAGAAGCTCATATGACGTGCTTAAAGATATTACAATACTATGACTGTCAAGCAGTACTGGAATCTACAAGAATGTCGACCCTGCAATTCTTCAGAGAGAAACATAAGGAGAATAGATATTTGATGAGGCGTCCTAGAGCTACACAGTCTGATATACAAGGAGGACGTAGTAAACAGTTTGGAGCACCTGCCACTGAAGTAGTTATTAGGCATCAATTGGATTTAATTGCACAGCATATTGAAGATTACTGCCATAATATATGGTTTGAAGAAATACTAGAAGAAGCTATTAAATATAGTTACGAGAATAAACGTAAGTTCGATATTATAGCAGCTTGGGGAATGTGTATGTTAGGAGATGAAGAACTAATGGGAGTAGTTCCCAGGGAAGTTGACAGCCCTAATAATAAACTACGACCATTTGGGTATTGGGTAGATGAAAGAGGTATTAGGCATAAAGGGGTAATTCCTGAAAGAGAAGCTATAGTACCTAAGTTTAACTTATGGCCAACACAGTACGATGACCCTACAAGGATTAGAAGTAGCAATCAAAGATTTATTTAGAGAAGTATACTGTAAGGAATATGTTGGAAAGTTAAAACTAGAAGAGTTATTAACTACTGAAGGTACACATAGAGGATATAAACTTACTCTTGGAATGAACAATGTAGATAAGCCTATTATTATATCATTTGAAGGTGATTCTAAATCATACCTTAAATTCCTTAAACAAGAACTTAGAGATAGACGACTAGGAGACACGTTATACTTCTTAGGATATAAACAATATAATAAATTAGAAAGTTGTAATGAGTGTACACAATAGAGGTGATGAATACTTAATGGAGCATATTGATAAGGCAGTATCCGAATTAGTATATCCTAAGTATAAATTACAGAAAGCATACAATTACTATAATGGATATAGGGATGCTGAGCAGTACAGATACCTAGAGGAGAATTTTGGAATAGGTAATCCTACTTCTATTGAATTTACACCTCTTATCAGAAAGCATGTAGATGCTTTACTAAATGAATATCTAGGTACACCACTACTCCCTAAAGTATCATGCAAGGATAAAGAAACTATATCTAAGATAACTAGAGACAAAGAGTTGAAGATAACTGAAGAAGTATATGGATATTTGCAAAGACATTTAAATAACCAAATTCTTAGGTTTCTTAACGGTCAGGATATAACTGATAAAGCAGTAGAACAGCAAATAAACAAACTAGTTGAAGAAATCAATAATAATTTTATTAGTGATTATGAAATAGCTGCACAAAATGTTATTGAATATATAATTCAGTCTAGAGATATTAATCTACTTACTAAACTTAAGAATTTACTTTTAGATCTATTGGTAGCAGGAATGTCTTTCTATCAAGTACGTCCCACTAAGGAGCGTAATAATGTAGAGATAGAAGCATTAGATCCCCGTAATGTCTTTGTGGATAGAAATCCAGATTCAGTATACGTTAAGGATAGTTATAGAGTTGTAATTAGAAGATGGCTTACTAAGCAACAGATATTGAATAAATATGGTAGTAAACTGGATGACTCTAGTATAAACGAACTAGAGGAAATGTTCGAAGGTTATTATGATAGCAGTTATATATATGTTCGTGCTATGAATAATGCCACAACTGGAGCACCTATTACTGACGGATTAGAGGCTGGAAAGGAAGTTATACCTGGATTTCCTACTGACTATTACGAGACATATAACTATAAGTTAATTCCTGTATTTGAAGTAGAATGGATTGATGTTGATAAGGAAGGTGATGATTTCATAGAGAATAGATATGAAGGTGTTAAAATTGGACAATCTATATACATATTAACAGGCAAATCTCCTGATGTTATTAGAACTAAAGATAATCCTTCTAAATGTGGATTATCAGTAAATGGGTTATTCTTTGTTAATAGAAGCAATGAACCATATTCTCTTGTTTTGGCATGTTCACATCTTCAAGATAAATACGACTTAATTACATTCTTCAAGGATAACATAATAGCTAACAGTGGAACTGCTGGAGATTGGATCGACTTTAGTATGCTTCCTACAGCTTTAGGTGATGATTTAACAGAGAGACTTCAGAAGTTCATTGCTTATAAGAAGACTGGTATAGCTCCTATAGACACCAGTCAGGAAGGTAGAGCATTTAATAACAATACTTCATTTGCTGGCTTTGATGATTCATTAAAAGCTGATACTATTCAAGCTTTTGAACTTGCTCTTGATAGAATTGAGAATACTTGCTCTTCAATTACTGGAGTATTTAGAGAAAGGTTAGACGGCATTGAAACTAGAGCTGCTGTTAATAATGTTAAAGTAGGAATGAGAAACTCATACATTATTACTAAAGGATACTATCAACAGATGGATACTCTATCTGAAGATATATTGATAGATTCTCTAAATATAGCTAAGAAGGTATGGAGGCGTAAACCTCTTACAGGAATTCTAATACTAGGAGATAAATTACAGAAGGTGTTTACTGCACTACCTGAACATTTTACTTTTACTGATTACGATGTTCATGTTACTAGTAGTTCTAAGATAATGGAAGAGATAGATAAGATTCAGCAAATAATGATGGAGTTCATTAAGGCTGGTCAGCTAGATCCTGACATTGCTATGGAATGTATGACTGCCAGAAGCATGACAGAGTTAAAATCTAAATTGAGTGTAGCATTTCAAAAGAGGAGAGATGAAGTACAGAATACTCAACAGTTACAGCAGCAACTTGAAGAGTTACAGAAGCAACTTGATAGAGCTGGTCAAGAGAAGGAGAAGTTGATGAACAAGATTGAGTCTCTTAATGAAGCTAAACTTGCTCTTGATAAACAGAAGATTGAGTATGATTATGAGATTGGAATTATTAAGGCTCAAGCTGACAGAGATTATAAACAGAGTACTTCTGAAAATGACACCAAACGTACAGATATAGAAGTAGCCCAACAATATGATGGGAATCAGCGAAATAACGAAATAAAGAATATATAATGGACTTACATATTAAAGTTTGTACTAACGATAACTGTAAGGTAATCATATTGGACGAAACGGCAGTAGGAGACAAAGGTTATCTTTCCGAGTCTTCTACTTCGACTATTAAGTACAGATTCAAATACTCTGATACAGTGTCAATTGATGTCTTACAACATAACAAAGTAGATAATCCTGAAATTCAATTGCCAGTATTTACATTACACGATGATGCTAATAAGTTGGTAACACTACCAGTTGGATTTGATGGATGGTTTAATGTATATCATATTGTATTGCCAACTAAGGAATGGTTTGATAGAGAGTTAGCCAAACCTGTAGGCTCGGCAATTAATATGTATAAAACTGTATACTATTCAGATGGAATATACATTTATAAGTACTTCAATGAAGCTATTAGCACTGTTACAGTAGACGAGATAGTAGAGAGAAACATAGACGACACTACTATCTCTAGAACTTACAATAACTACGTGTCTATTTGCTTCCTTAATAAATGTTATCTATCTTTGTGCCAGCAGATATTTAATAATAGGGGATTTAGTAAATGTTGGAGTAAGGACACCACAATTGCTGAATTAGCTTATAAAAGAGATTTAGTCTGGATGGCTATTAACGTAATTAAGTATATGGTTCAATTTAATCAGTTAGCTGAGGCAGAGAGAATCATAGAACAAATAGGAGGATGTAATGGACTGTGTAAATCCGAGTTTAGAAAGTGGCCAGAAAGAGGTTGTGGATGCTCTTAAGAAGAAAGTCATTTGTGAGTATACCGACTTACTCAGATATATTGAAAGGGGCCACAGATATGATTATCAGCTAATTCTAGAACAGATTAGCTTAATAGGACTGCTAGAAGATAACGAACTTAGTAGGTCTGAATTTGTAGAACAATTTTATCTTAATCATAAATGGCAGATAACACTATTTTAGTACCAGGTAGTTCTGGAAGTGAGTGTGCTAATCCAACAAACGAGGTTATAGACACATCACAATTTTTAACTATAGATGGACGTCTGGGAGAATTTGAAACTGAATCGGATAAGGAGATAGCTAGGATAAATATACGTGCAGCAGGTATAGACGACGTATATGACAAGGCATCGGCTGACAATAGAACACAGCAAGCTGTCAAACAGTCAATGGATACCCACTTAGCTACAGACGATCCGCATAATATTCTTCCTCAGATAGAAGGTAAATTTGAGGGATTGGTGAAGCAGGATGGAACTACGCCATTTACTGCACCTCAAACTGGTGTTAATCCAGTAAGTGACTTTCATTTAACTACTAAGAGATTTGTGACTGATTTATTGAACAGTCATTTAGCTAAAACAGACCCGCATAATATAATTCCTTTAGTAGAAGAAATACTTAAGGTATATGTTACTGTTGACCAGATATATAAGAAGGCTGAATTGTACACTAAAAGTGAAGTTGATAAATTAGTCAACAATTGCATAAAGAGTGATGGTAGTGTGGCTTTCTTAAGACCTCAATTAGGAGTTACACCTAAAGCTGATAACCATTTATCTACTAAGAAATATGTAGATGATGTGATGTTTAACCATTTGGTTGATGCTGATCCACATGGATTCTTAAGCTTACTAAATCAGAGACTTAATAATTACTTCAAGAAATCAGAAACTTATTCTAGAGCTGAAACATATTCTAGAAATCAAATTGATGCAATTATTAATCAATTAGTAGCAGATGCTGCTAAAGGGGCTATAGAAGAGCATGTAAATCAATACGATCCTCATGGTACTCTTAAAGAGATTTACAGTAAGCATTATGTACAGCGTGATGGCACAGTTCCGTTTACTGCACCTCAGAAAGGTGTTGAAGGAACAGAAGAGGACGACCTAGTAGTTATGAGTCAGCTGAATAAGCTGAAAGAAGAAATAGGAGAATCAGTAGATAAACTACAACCTATTTGGATTACTAGTGGTCCAGTGCAGACTACTGTAGGATTTGTAGAAGATGAAACTGAATTATCAAGAGAAGTAACATTCCAAGAAATTATGGATGCAATATTCTATGGTCAAGCAGTAGATGTTAAATCTCCTCCTACATGTATCATGGGTGATACAGTAAAAGTGGAAATGTATATTCGTGGACTTCTTACTATTCAGTATGCTGAACTTTATCAAAATGGAGAATTAATTGGAACCTTTACTTCTGATGATTTTGAAACCGGAATGCATGTAGTTAATTCATTACCAATTTACGAAGATACTGAATTTAAATTTGTAGTAACACTATTAAATGGAGTTCAGTACGAAGCATCTTCTATTACTAAAGTTAGCTTGCATGTGTTTGTAGGATTGTTACCTAAATGGTATGTAGCCTCTAACGTAACCTTTGAATATCTTCAGGAATTAGTTAATGACGACCCTATCAACAATAAGTTTGAATCCTTTGGAGACGATGTTACAGAAATCAAACACAAGTATGAATTCTCATCACCTAAAGAACTCAAACATTTATTTGTTGCAATACCTAAAGATTACAACGATTTAATTGGGGTTGTTACTCCTGCTCAAGAATTTGGAATTGAAGCATTTGATGTTATCAGTGATATTCCATTTAAAGTTCCAGGAGCTCCAGAAGATGTTATATATAAACTCTATGTATATAGAGAAGCGTTAGCAATGTTAAACTCAGAAGTAACATTTAAATTCGAAGAATAATGGGAAAGTATTCCGAACTAATTGGTAGCTTCAAACGTATGGGTAGTTTCCCTATGGAAGCCAACTTCATATTTGAGAATGAAACTGCCCTAAAGGACTTTTACAGCTCCCCAGAAGAAGCTGCAACTCTTCATAAGGGATTGCTTAAACTAGTAGCTGACTCAGCCACAGGAGAGCAATCCCTGTGGTGGGTTACTAAGAAGCAGACGAATGATGAGTTAGAATTTACTAAACTTATTGATTCTACTTCAGTAGAAAGTCTAGAGGAGCTAGCAGAGAAGTTAGAGAAAGAGATTTATGACAGACAAGTAGCTGATGATGCAATTTATGGAAGTTCTGACCATACAGTTGTTCCGGAAGATCTTAATAGCTTACTTAAAATAGCAGAAGCAATTGCTAAGTTAAGAGAGGCTATAGAAGATGACAGTAAGGTAGACACTATTAAAGAAGAACTTAAAGCTACAGTAGGTACTGAACTTGATGACATTAGAGAGTATCTGAAGACTCTTGATTATCAGTCACTTACGGCTGTTTCAAAAGAATTACATAGATTCTTAGCAACTAGAGAACCTGATACTGATTCTATTAACACATTTCCAGAATTACTTGATTTCTTAGCTGGATTCAAGGATACTGATGTGTTGCAAGATATACTAGATGCACTGGTTGCAGATATAATGGGAGATCCTCTTCCAACTGAACCTTTTAGAACTCTTAGAGGAATAGAGGACTTTGTTAGAGAATTTAAAGCACAATCTGAGAATACAGATGCTAATTTACAAACTGAACTAGACCAAACACAAGTTGGCGTAGGACTTAGTGGTGATGGAGCATATAATCCTGATAAGGAAACTTATTATTTGAAAGATGCTACATCAGTAATGAATGCACTTAAAATTCTCGACAGTCTTATTAACGAAGCTATTAATAACTGCAACTTGGAAGTAGAAGATACTGACACAGTTGATTTAACTATTAATAAGCAGATTACTAAGACTGTATTATCAGCTAACGTTAAAATCTCTACTAACGATGGTAATGGCATTCAAGCTAAGAATGACGGACTATTCTATAAACTAGAAACTGAATATGAGAATGGAATCTTAACTGTAAAGGTTAATGATAACATTATTAGTAGACACACTATAGGATTATCTACTATTGTAGAAAGTGCTAAATACGACCCAGACCAGGAAGCTATTATAATGGTGTTCAAACTTCTTGATGGAAGTAAACAAGAATTAGTAATTCCTGTAGGAACACTTATTAGAGAATGGGAAGTTGATAACAGCCATCCTACTAAGGTTGTAGTTCTTGAAAAGGAAGATGTATTAGGAGGAGGTACCGATAAGCTATCAGCAGACGTTAGATTATATGTTGATAAGTATCAAATACTTGAGAAGAGGGATAACACTCTCTATGTAAAGGGTACTACAGATAACCTAACTCATAATGATGAAGCTCTTGATGTAGTTATTGATAGAATTATATCTAGTGGTTCTGATACAAATGACGCATTACAGGCTGAAATTGACAGAGCTAAAGCAGCTGAACAAGCATTAGATAATAAAATTACTGCTGAAACTACTAGAGCTGATAAAGTTGAAACTCAACTTAGAAACGATTTAGATGCAGAGATTAAGCGAGCCACTGGAGTGGAAACTGATTTGCAGAAGCAAATTGATAATCTCCAAGATTCAACCAGTACAGATATTTCTGAATTAGAAGCTGCACTTAGAGCGGAAGTAGAAAGATCTACTGAGAAGGATGCAGCTCATGATACTGCGATATCTGAAGAGGTAGCAAGGGCTACAGAAGCAGAGAATCAGCTAAGAAGAGACTTAACTACAACTAATGAGAAGGTTACTGCTAACACTGCTAACATAGAGAAGAATGCAGACGCTATAGCTAAGGAAACTGAACGTGCTACAGCAGCAGAATCTAGCTTATCAGACGGACTTAGAGCTGAAATCGAAAGAGCAACTACTAAGGAAACCGAACTAGAAGGTGCAGTAACTACTCATATCAATGATACTAACAACCCGCACAACGTAACTAAAGAGCAGGTAGGTCTAGGGAAAGTAGACAATACTACAGATTTAGAGAAACCTGTCTCAGTAGCAACACAGGCTGCTTTAGATACTAAAGCTGATAAAACTTACGTTGATGCACAGTTAGATACTAAAGCTCCTATTGATTCTCCAGTATTTAAGGGTAATCCCCAAGTAGAGAACCCTCCAGCACCAAATGATAGCTCTAATAGAATCCCATCTACAGCATGGGTGAATGAAACTATTAAAAATTCAGTCAGTGATGGTCTGGAGGCACATATAAAAGATTTTAATAATCCACACAAAGTAACAGCAGAACAAACTGGTGCATATACTAAGGAGCAAGTTGATGGACTTCTTGATACTAAAGCGGACTTAGTAGATGGCAAGATACCAGCAGATCAGCTTCCCGATGATGTTAAGGATTCTGTTCACTATGATGGAACATGGGATGCTGCTACCAACTCACCTGCATTAGTTCCTGGAGATAAAGATTCTACTGGTAAATATTACCTAGTTACATCTAATGGTGTCTTTGACGGAATACAATACAATAAGGGAGACCTCATTATTAATGCAGATGGTCAATGGATTAAAATAGACAACACTGACTTAGTAACCTCTGTCAATGGTAAAATAGGTGATGTAGTAATCAGAATAGCTGATATTGAAAACCTACAGAATATCTTAGATAGTAAGGCTAATAGTAGTGATGTTTATACTAAGCAGGAAATTGATAATAAGCTTACTGATTTATTAAATCAACATACTCAAGATATTGAGAATATTCAACAGAGTATTACTAATATTGAAGGGAATATTACTAACCTTACTAACAATAAGGCGGACTTAATAGATGGTAAGATTCCTACTAATCAGCTTCCAGACTCTATCATTGGAGGAATGAAATATATGGGCACATGGAGTGCTAAAGATAATGACCCACAACTTAACAATGGAGATCCAACTCAAGACGGCTGGTACTACATAGTATCAGAAGCTGGTGAGAGATTTGGAGAGGTCTTTGACGTTAAAGATTGGGTTGTTAACTCTAAAGGTACTTGGGGTAAAATTGATAATGTAGATTCTGTAGTTTCAGTAAATGGCAAGAAGGGAATAGTAATCATAGAAATAGATGACATTCCCGGATTGAAGGATGCAATAGACAAGGGAGGTACAGGATTAGAAGACCATATAACTGATTACAATAATCCTCATAGAGTTACTGCTGAACAGGTAGGATCCTATACTAAAGAGGAAACAAATAATCTGTTAAGTAATAAGGCGGATTTAGTAAATGGTATTATACCTGAAAACCAGATTCCAACTAACATTAGAGAGTCAGTTCATTATGAAGGTACTTGGGATGCAGAGACTAATGCACCAGCTCTTAAACCTCAACAACCTGAAGCTAACGGATTCTACTACCTAGTAACTGTTGCTGGTAGATTCAACGGAGTTGATTATGAACCAGGAGATTTAATTTTAAATGCTGGTGGTCAGTGGGTAAAGATTGATAATTCTGATTTAGTTACTTCGGTTAATGGAATGATAGGAGATGTTATTATTAACATACAAGACATTCCAGGACTTGAAGATAAATTGAATGAATCTGAAGGAGACTTTAGTGAAATCAATAAAGCCTTAGAAGAAATCAGAAATAATATTATTAATCTTACTAATAATAAAGCTGATCTAGAAGATGGAGTAGTTCCTGAGAATCAATTGCCAGAAACAATCAAAGGTTGCCTTAAATATCATGGTTCATGGAATGCTGCTGATAATGATCCTATGTTATCCAACGATGATGTTGATAAAGAAGGATGGTATTATATAGTATCTAGTGCTGGAACTAGATTTAACAACTCGTTTGCTGTAGGTGACTGGGTAGTTAATTCCGGAGGTACTTGGACTAGAGTTAATAATGCTGATGCAGTAATTTCTGTAAACGGACAATCTGGAATTGTTAATATTGAAATTGATGATATTCCTGGATTAAAGGATGCTCTTGATAGTACTGATAGACTTATAGATGATCACATTAGGGACTTTAACAATCCTCATAAGGTTACTAAAGACCAGATAGGATTAGGCAAAGTAGAGAATTATTCTCCCGCTGAAATGCCTATTAGTAATGCAGTCCAAACTGAGATTACTAGAATTGATAAAGAACTCTTAGGTGCAGCTACTGATTTAACAGCACATATTAAGGATACAAATAATCCTCATCAGACTACCAAAGAACAGGTTGGACTTGGCAAGGTAGATAATACAAGTGACTTAGAGAAGCCGATTTCAGTACCACAGCAAAATGAATTTAATAGAGTGGACAGAGAGCTTGACAAGAAAGCCTTACAAACTGACTTAGCAGCACACGTCTCTGATTTCAATAATCCACATCATGTTACTAAGGAACAAGTTGGATTGGGTAAAGTGGATAACACTTCAGACCTTGAAAAACCAATCTCTATTGCAGTTCAAGAAGCTCTTAATAATATTAAGATTGATGCTACTGGATATGCTACTAAAGAGGAACTTACTAATCACATTAATGATAGGAATAATCCTCATAATGTAACTAAGGAGCAAATAGGACTTGGTAACGTAGATAACACGTCAGATATGAATAAGCCTATTTCTACAGCTACTCAGATGGCTTTAGATAAGAAAGCAGATGTTCATCACAGTCATACAATGACTGATATTACTGACTTAGAAAATCTACCTATCATTAAGGGATTTGTAGCTGTGTTATCTGAACTTCCCGAATCTGCAACTGGAGGTGATAAATACATCATGTCTACACAAGTAGGTTCTGGCAGCACTAGATACACTCTACTTGAATTTGATGGAGCTACAGGAACCTGGAAACAGAAGTTATTAACCACAGGAGGAATTGCAGCTGTAGTTGATGGAGATGTATGGGAGCTTACTAGTGAAGGCATTAAGAGAGTACTTGATGTTGATGACTATAAGTATTTCTATGATAAAGTATGGGGAGAAACCAAGGACTTGGTTCAATCTATAGAATGGGATGATACTGTTAGTGATAAGATAAGATTAAAGGTTACTACCAAGAAATCTTATGCAAATCCTAATACTAATGAAGCTACTAAACCAACGGTTACTCCTAAAGTAACATATATTGATATTGAGAAGGAAAGATTTATGTCTTCTGCCTACTCAAGACCTGCTACTCAGGAGGATGTTAATAATGGTTATGCTAGTAAAGTTGGAGTTCCAGTTCTTGTGATTGAGCTTACTACTGGTGATGAGATAGTTATCGACTTAACTGATACCATGAATATCTACGATCCAGTGGATACATCTTCTATTGATATGGAAGTATCTAATTGGACTGGTACTGTTGCTACATCATACAAAATCTCTGCAACTCTTAAAATTGCTGAGAACTCTGATGCAGTCAAACTAGTAGATAATGGTACTTCTGGTGTATATGCTAGACTAGATAAGAAGAACACAAACTCAATTCAAATGGTTGATGATGGTTCTTTATCTGCTAATCTAGTAATTGATACTGCTGAGAATAATCTTTCTGACGTATTATTAACTATAGGAGCTGCTGGATTATCCGCCCAATTTATAGTAGGAGAATATGACTAAACCATTGAAACAAGCACCAAGACCACAGAATATGAGCCAATTAGACTATTTATGGACCTATTTTGGCTCATATGAAGTGTCTGATTCCTTGGATACTCCAAACTCTATACCAACTTCAGAAGCCGTTAAACAATTTGTAACGGCTACTGAGGTAGGCATAGTAGAATTAGGCACTGAGGAGTTAAGTAATAATAAAATCAAGATATTTGGTTTAGATGCTAATGGACAAGAACTAACATCTGTTCAGATAGATAAAGATGTTAAAGTTGTTGGATTCACTAGACATAAACTAACACAAGAAGATGTAGATAATGGAATTCCTGGAATCGTAGGAGAGGAATGGTTAAAGCTTACAAATTCTGATGGTTCTGAATTCTTCGTAAGCTTAGAATCCTTTAATATAAAGGGTCATGAGACTGATACTACTATTACTGAGGTAATAGATAGTGTAGTAAGTTCTACAGTTAAGATTAATAATCCTACTCTTACCAAAACAGTAGATATTAAAACTACTCCTCATGGTATATACGCTGATCTAGTTATTAATCCTGATACCAAGTCAAAGGTCTTAGTAGTTAAGGGTAAGAATGGAATTGAATGTCAGTTTAACTGGCAGGATACTAATACAGCTGTAGGTCTTCAAGCACTTACGTTTGCTGCTTATCAACTCATAACTCCAGACCCTGGTACTATTTACTTCATCACTGATGAGAAGGCCATCTATTTCCAAGGAGCGAAATATTCTGCTGTAGGATTGGACCCTAATCAATATGCTACTAAGGATGACTTAAAGTTTGCTGTTAAGGAAGAAACTGATAGAGCAGAAGCCGCTGAGGAAGCTTTAGAAGAGAAGATTGAAACTATTGAATTGGGATTGTCTAAGATGGTTAAGTGGATAGATATCAAGACTGAAGAGAATCCTAATAGAAAGGCTATAGTATTGGGTAATCATGATACTTTATTAGGAACTACTACAGACGGTAATACTTATAATTTAGCTATGATTTCTAAATGGAATATAGCTGATTTTGGTACTACTAAACTTCCACTTAATTTTAATGGACTTAATAAGAGACCTACATACAATGATAAATATGTAATCCCAGTATTAGATAACGTACCTACAACAGAATTACCTAGTCGTAAAGCCCTTACACTAGAGAATGGAGACATGATTATAGGTAAGAATACCAAAGGTGGTTCTGGCAATCTTATTATGGTTAACAGGTGGGATGTAGTTGATATAGGTACCCCTTCTATGCCACTAAATTTAAATACCCCAATAGATAAAAGACCTACAGTTCAAACCAGCGGACAATCTGGTGAACAAGCTAATGAGATTGCATATTTGAGTGATTTAAGTTGGACAGACGTATAATTATGGCTAAATTCTTCTTTAGAGGTTTAAAAGAAAAGTACAGTGCAGAATTGCACGCTAACGGATTCTATGTAGCTACTGATACACATGAGCTTATTGCTGGTGGTGTAACTGTAGGCATTAATCCAGAACAGACGCAAGCTATTTTAGATTTCATGGCTAGTAAAGGCCAACCTAATGGACTAGCTACTCTTGACGAGAATGGTAAAGTACCAGTATCTCAATTAAATGGAGAACTTGCTAGAGTAGTAGGTTTGGAATCTTTTGTAGCTGATAGAGCAGCTCTAGATAGTATTGAAGCAGAATTGGGAGATAAATATTATACTGAAGCAGAGAAGAAGATTTACACTAAGACAGTAGAGGGTTGGGATGAAGGTCAAGAGCCTCATAGTGATACTATCTACAATCACAGACTTCCGGACTCAGAAGGTAGAACTAATGTAATCTATAGATGGGATGGTCAGACGATGGTAGAAATTTCTGCTTCTATTGCTCTAGGTGAAGTAGAAGGAACTGCTTATGAAGGTAGTAAAGGTAAAGCTAATGCTGATAAAATTACTAAACTGCAATCTGACCTAACTTATGTAACTAATACACTAATTCCTGAAATGAATACTAATACAGCTAAAGCTTTAGCTCAAAAAGTAGACTGGGATGCAGCTAAGAAAGTAATTAGTTTACCAGCAGATGGTTCTATTTCAGCATTAAGACCGGGTCAAGAAGGTGTAGAGAGTCCTGAAGGTGGAGTTCTTGTTGCCCAAAGACAATATGATTCTGATGTAGTTACAGAGATTGGTACTACTAAGAATAAGTTAACTCTTAATTCAATTGATGGTAAAGTTAAGGTTGATTATCCTGGTGGTTCTAAGACCGTAGCATATGCAGAAGATGTTGCTACTAATGAAGCATTTGATGAACTAAACACAAAGGTTGGAGATCCAGGTAATGGTAGTACAGTTCCTCCCACTGGAATCTTTAAATTGATTCATGATGATGAAGTTACTGTAGCTGAAGCTCTTAATGATTTGAATGAAAGAGTTGGAGAAACTCCAGTAGTGGATCAAATTCAAACGGCAGTTGACGCTCTGAAAGGCGGAGTATCTACCGAATATGATACATTAAAGAAGATTGAAGACCTACTTAAACAAGGAGATACTGATACTTTAGCAGCAGCTAAAGAGTATACAGATGCTTCATTTGAGTGGTTTGATGTAGAGTAAAATAATAAAGGAGGAGCTGAATACTCCTCCTTTATATAATCTAGTGATATGGCAATTAATAAGAAATTAATTCACTTTAAGAATAAAGAAGCTTTTGATAGAGAGCTTCAAGCTGGAAACATAATGGATACTTCTATCTGTTGGATTCCAGATGCCAAATTTATTTACACCAGAGGAACCTATTGGTATTGCTCATCTAAATCTGATGCGGAAATTCAGCAATTGATATCTGACATAGAGACTCAGCTTAGCAATAAAGTTGATAAGGTAGAAGGTAAAGGACTTTCTACTAATGACTTTACTGATGATTTATTAAATCTACTAAAGAAAGTAAGTAAGCCTCTTAACTATAAAGGTTCAGTTCCTACATATAATGACTTGCCCACTGAAGGTAATTTGGAAGGAGATGTATGGAATGTTACTAAAACAGATGTTAATTATGCATGGACTGGTACTGACTGGGATCCATTTGGTTCATCAGCAGTAAATATTGTAGATGACCTTACTACTGGAGGAGCGACTGCTGCATTATCTGCGGAACAAGGTAAAGTACTTAAAGGATTAGTTGATACTAAAGTAGATAAAGTATCTGGTAAACAACTCTCAACTAATGATTATACCACTGCTGAAAAGAATAAACTAGCAGGATTATCTAATTACAATGACGCAGACTTAAAAGCAAGTATTAAACTTAATTCCGATAACATAGCATCTATGGATGCAGCTTATAAGGCTGCTGATGAAGTTCTTCAGGATAATATAGATGCAGAGAAAGCTGCTCGTACTGCTGCTGACAGTAAATTACAGAACGATATTAGTGCAGAAGAGACTAGGGCTATGTTAGCTGAATCTGAGAATTTAGCTGTTATTAAAGCAGAGACAGAAAGAGCTAAAGCAGCAGAAGACGAAATCAGAGCTGTTGCTGGAGGCAATACTACTGCCGATGGTGGGGATATTCCTATCTGTCCTTTATATAGACAAGCTAACCTAATGTATACTAAAGTAGCAGAAACTATCAAAGACACAGCTACTCTTGCAGCATACATTATGTGTTATAACAAGCCTTACATAGGCAAGCCTATCAATAGAATTAAAATGATGCTTGCCACTCCAGGTAGATGTAGAATCTCCATCTTCAATGAACATATCTTTGATGCTAATCCTACTTTAGAAGCTTCATTAGTTAAAGATTTAGTGAATGTCGTATGTACATCCACTGGTTATAAATATTGGGATTTAGATGAAGATGTAGTAGTAGAAGAGGGGCAATTCATTGGTGCTTGGTACACAGCTGATTGTGCTAGATATACTCACAATAATGATTTAACCTACCAGACTGCATATCCTTCTGGATGGGTTGGGAGAACCAACTTAGCAACAGAAGCGATACCTAAAGAAGATTGGGAGAATAGACGTTCTTTAGGATATTTAAATGTAGGATTGTATCGTAGAGGTGATGGTTCAGACTTTGAATGGGGCAAGCTAGATGAATCAGCAAATACTCGAAGCAGTGTTGATAATGCTTATTATCCCAGGGGACAGGAAAAGTTAGTAGGTAAAACCATCTACAAACTAAGATTGAAGGTTTTAACAGTAGGCTATTTGACTATTAACCTAATTAATAACTACGGTAAAGCTAATGCTAAAGTTCTTAAATCTTGGAAACTGTACATTAGGCAATTAGGAGTCCAGACAGTGAGACTTCCAGAGGACATTACTTTAGAAGCAGGGCAGGGCATCGGAGTATATGCAGAAGGCGATACCTGTGCTTTTGCTTATGGGGGAACGCCATTCGGAACTAAATATGCATTAAATGGATGGTACCAATATACAGCACATAATCATGCTACAACTCCTGGAGGAATCACTAACCAGCCTTTAGGAATTGCTCTTATCGAAAGAGGTGGTAAACTATCATCCTTAGAAGATAAAACTATATCTATTCAAGGAGACTCAATTAGTACATTTGCAGGAACTATTACTGATGGTAATGCAACTTACTACAGTGCATCTCACAAGTTTGTTAATAGTATTGATGCTACATGGTGGGGATTACTTATTAATGAGTGCAGAATGAGACTTATCAGAAACGATGCATGGTCTGGCTCTAGAATCAGTGGTACTGGAGATAATGCTATGTGTAGTGTAGCCAGATGTTCCAACATGAAACATATTGATTCAACAGTTGAGACATATCAATATGGAGCTCCTGAAATCATAGTCGTAATGGCTGGAACTAATGACGTAGCTGGTAATGTAGAAATGGGAACAGCTGATGGAGCCGTTACTACCTATATGGGAGCATTTAAAACTATGCTTGCTAATCTAAAATCGCAATGCAGAAGTGCCAAAATAGTAGTATTCCAATTGTATAGAGGTAATGTTTTAGACTATGCTAATAGTGGTGGTAAGCACCAATATGAATATCAAGAAGCTATGGCAAATTTATGTAGAAGATATGGAGTTTACTATATAGGCCCGGAACATTTTGACTTAAGCTTTCCAAACCTACAGTATTATACTTGTGATAACAGTTTAAGTGATTATGGATCTCCTACTTACACTAGTGTAGATTGTCTACATCCTAACATGCAAGGTATGGAAAGAGTTTATGCTGGAGTTAGGGCTTATTTAGAGAGTTTATATTAATGATATTATAAATAGGGGGGGGCATTGCCCCTTCCTCCTGTAATTACTTAATAATTATGGGACAAATAACTGGTAAAGACGATAATAGAGTTCCTACCGTGAAAGAATGTAATGATGCCTATGGTGGCAATTATATGACAGAAAGTCAGGTGGCTGAAGCAATAAGTGACGCAACAGCTAACTTTTTAATCTCAACCGATTTCAAAATGGCGTTCGGGGCTGCCAGTGGATATATTAAGTTTCCAAATGGATTTATGATACAGGCAGGTCACGGAGGAAGAAAAACTACAGATAGACAAAGTTTAAGTTTTTATACTCCATTTCCAACCAAATGCGTTGCTGTAGTAGTATCAGGAGAACGAAGTGGGGATGGAGCTAATGGATACAACTATGTATATAATGTAACCAGATACGGTTTTGAAGTTTCCTTTGATAACTCACCTGGTTACTATATAGCAATTGGATATTAAAATATGGGATATATTACTAATTTAAGTTCAAATAGAACCCCCACAGTCCAAGCTTGTAATGAAGCATATGGTTTCGATCCAGGTTCTATATCAGTAGGGGGGGATTACTTTAGGACCACATGATTCTAATAGGTTCATGATTAATGTATATTATACTACACCAGTAGATTTGAGAACAATTTTAAAAGATACAGACCCAATTAATTGTGTATATGCATTTATAATTGTTGCTGAAGAATTTTATCATACTGTCTGGCTGTACAGAGAGTCAGATGGTAAGTTTAAGCCTAATGGCTCTTGTTATAAAGATGACGATGGATATAGATTACATCTGCATATACAATGGCACAGCGATGGTACAGCAAGTTACGAACATATATATTTGCAGCCTGACGGCTATACTATTGAGGCAAATTGGGTAAAATAAGACACTAGTACTTCCATGGTGTCTGTAATTAATAACTTAAACATTTATAACTATGGCGGCAGAAGACCCTAGGTTTCTATTGCATTTCAAGACTTTAGCTAAGTTTAATGAGAAACTAGCTGATGGTACAGTGAGTGCAGACAAGCATCTAGTATTTATTAAAGATGCTAAACAAGTATGGTTCAAAGGAACATACTATGCAGATAATATTACGATGGATGGTATTACTGACTTCTATAATGGCTGGAGTATCACTCAGAGCAATGCTGCTACTCTGACTATAACTCTTACTGGCAAGAGATGGAATGCTAGCACAAGAGCGTGGGAAGCTATTAGTAAATCTCTATCTGTTAACTCTGCTACTCAATCCATAGCAGGACTTATGAGTGCAGCAGATAAAGTTAAGCTCGATGGGTTGAATATTAATAACGTTAGTAATATATCATTCTCATCAGATGCAGCTAAAGTAACAGCAACTATCAGCAAAGATAATGGTAATGCAGCTGATATTTCCACAACTGTGAATTTACCAGTAGCATCCTCTACTAGTGCAGGTACAATGAGCGCCAAAGATAAAACAAAACTTGATACTACTTTGCCTAATCTTATTAGCTCTAATAAGACTACTATTGACAATTATACTATTAACGGTGCTAAAATCTCTACTAACCCTGAAATAACTGTAACAGTAGGAGGATCAGGAAATGCTGTAACTACTGCTTCATTTAGTGGAACTGTGTTAACTCTTACTAAGGGAGCTACATACAATAACTACTCTCATCCAGCTGGTTCTGGGGCTAGTAAATCTACTGGCTTGTATAAATTTAGTACAGACGGTACTAGTCATATTAGCGGAGTTACAGCAGTAACTAAGTCTGATATAACTGCTTTGGGTATTCCAAGTTCTGATACTAATACTACTTATTCCTTCTCAAGTGGAACTGGTGGCTTTACTGTAACTCCTAGTGGAGGTTCTGCTCAAACGGTATCAATAGGCAAGCCTTCTACAGCTGGTACAGCAGACAAAGTAGCTAATACATTAACCTTTACTGGCTATCAATCTAAATCGTATAATGGATCTGCTGCTGTAAGTGTAGCTATTCCTAGTAGAGTTAGTGATTTAACTAATGATAGTGGATATATTACTAGCTATACAGATACTAAGAATACTACTGGTTCAACCGACAGTTCAAGTAAACTATATTTAGTTGGAGCTACATCTCAAGCTTCTAATCCTGTTACTTATTCTAATTCAGGAGTATATACACAAGGTAGTGCTGTTTATGCATCTGCTGGGTTCTATGATACTTCAGATATGAGAGTAAAGGATAATATAGAATCCATAGATGTGTCTAAAGCTGATAAAATACGATTAGTAGAATTTGATAGAACGGACAGAGAACATCATGGCTATGGAGTTATAGCTCAAGAACTTGAAACCGTATATCCATCAATGGTCAATACTGATGAGAATGGCTTTAAGACAGTTAACTATAGTGAAATATATGCAGTTAAAATAAAATATCTTGAAGATAAAATTGCAGCTTTAGAAGCCATAGTCGATAAATTAATAAATAAATAATTATGGCAAATAAAGTAGCATCTAAACGATGGATTTATTCAAACTTCTCTGTAGGAAGCTCTAGTAATGAATGTGCTACTAAAACTGAAATTTTGGGATTTGGATTATATATAACTAATGATTCTAGTTATGCATCTAATCAACTAGTAAGGGAGGAAGATATTTATCTTTCAGCTTGGCAGTATTCTTTCTCAGTTTCTAATTGTGATAAGAATATTGGAGAGTATGGTGGAACCACTTCCTCTATTAGTATATCTTCAACCAAGTCTCGATTAGGAGAAACAGAAAGTGTAGGATGGAGTATTGATACTTCTACAGTACCTAGCTGGATTACTTGGAATTCATCAGATATGACATTTACAGTGTCATCAAATAGTAGTACTTCTTCTAGAACTGCCAATATTTATTTTGAACAGGATGAATCTGGAAATAGAGACTATGCTAGAGTTACTCAGTCTGGACATACTCAAGCTGTTTCTTACAATTATATCTTCTGGACATCAGCCAGTGGTGGTACAACTGCTAGTGGTTCATTTGGACAGTCTGGAAATAGTATTCAGCCTGAAATATATAGTTACAGAGAAACAGTAGTAGATGGCACAGTAACTTCACGTGATGCAGTAAGTTTTAGTTATACTGATATACCTAGCTGGATTACTGGAAAGGCTGTTAGTACAGGTTACAACCCTCCTAACTCTCCTACGTATTATGCTAAAATGACAGCATCTGAGAATACTTCAGTAGATGCTAGAGCTCATGATGTAGTTATAACTCAGAGTGGTTCTGATAAAGAGATTACCATTTCGGTAAGCCAACCTGGTAAAGCTAATGATACTTATGTATTTACTATATCGCCAAGTACATATGACACTACATATAGTGGTGGTACTTTTATTCCAAGAACAACTTCTACAAAGAATGGCAGTAATATTGGTTACAGTTTAACCTCTGGTGGTACTGACTGGGTAGTTGTAGATATATCTGGCAAAATTAGTATAGAAATACTAAAAAATACTTCTACTAGTAGTAGAAGTGCCACATTAGTATTTACACAAAATGAATCAGGATTAAAATGTTATGTTTATATTAATCAAAGCGGTTATACTCCTACATATACGTTTAACGTATCTCCAACGAATTTAGACGTGACTGCGGCAGAAACTAATGAGACTCTTACAGTGAATTCTTATAAGACTGTACTTAAAAGCGACGGTAGTGAAACTACAGAATCTCTAGATTACGAATTCTCGTCAGATACAAGTTGGGTTAATGCTGCGAGAACTACAACCAACACTACGTATATAACTATAGCAGAAAACTTAACAGTTGCTAAGAGAAATGCTAAGATTACTTTAACCCAAGCAGAGAGTGGTGCTCAAGCATTTACTAATGTTACCCAAGCTGGTAAAGTGCAATCTAGCAATAAGCTAACTATTACAAGTATAACTTATGATGAAGCATATTTATTCCCACCTGGAGTAACACCAGTTGGAGGTTCTACAATGTATTTGAAATTTCTAATTCCGAATACTTTTACTTGGGAGACTTCTTCTGGATTAGCTATGAATAGAGGAACAGCTCATGCTGGAGATACATGTAATATATATGTGTTCAAAAATAGCAGATATAGGTTAGTTAGATCCTTTACATTACAAACTGGAGAACAAACTATTGCTATATAAAGATTAACATAAGTTAGATAAGAGTAATAGCGGATTCCTTACTTTAGGGGTTCGCTATTATCCTTATTTAATTATCGTATGAAAGTTAAAATTACACCAACAGGAGAAAGTGCTCAAGTAATGGAATTTAATGTATCGTTACCAGGGGAGCTAATGCATCAGTAGCTCCTGTGTCTACATTAACAGTTACTCAAAGATGGGCAAAGGTCGTTAATGTTTCAACTACTGGAACAGAATACGTACAAGTTACCAAATTTGATGTCATTCACAATTTACAGTACACTGATTGTAAAGGAAACGTTAGAGTAGCTACTGAATCTACTTCTACTATTATGGAAACTTCAGCTACTAGTGAAACTATTACTACATTAGTTCCAACAGTAACTAAAGTAATAGATGTTATTATACCTAATGGAGTTAGTATTATTAATCAGCAGATTTTGGATGAACTGCCAACTTCTCTTCCAGTTAAGGGACATTGTGCATATTCAGTATTCGATGTTAGAATAACACCAACTCCTGCACCATCAAACTAGTGATTTATGTTTGGACAACCATTCGGTAGCAATTATGCCGATTTACAGAACCAATACATGCAACAATTACAAGCTATGCAACAAGCACAGCAAGCACAACAGAAGACCCAGCCTATCTTAGATGAAATAAACAGAGAGGTTGGGTCTCTGTCTTTAGACGAACAGAAAGTTCTAGCAACTATGCAAGAATACCAAATGGCTAAAAGTACTTACGAAGCAGGGTTCATGGCATTTCTAGGTAATAAATTTAGTCAAGAATATGTTGCATCTCCAGATGGATACGTTACTAATATATTTGGTAAGCCAGTTAAGTTTAATGATGAGGATATAACTCAATTACTTAATCTATTTAAACAATTTAAACAAAATAAATAAATCTAATTCGAGTCATGATTAAATTACAATTAAAGCGCATATTCAAAGGAAGTACTTATACAATAGGTAAATTATATGTAAATGGAGAGTACTTCTGTGATACTTTAGAAGATACTGATAGAGGATTAACATCTGAAATGCCTATTAGTAAAATAAAAGATATTAAAATATATGGCAAGACTGCAATCCCTACCGGAACATACAAGATAGTTATGAATGTGGTAAGCGAAACATTTAAGAACAGATCTTGGGCTAAGCCTTATGGAGGTAAACTTCCTAGATTAGTAAATGTTCCTGGTTATGAAGGAGTTCTTATTCATGTAGGTAATACTGCTGACGATACATCTGGATGCTTATTAGTTGGAAGAAATAAAGTTGTTGGAAAGGTTACTGAAAGCACTGCTACGTTTGTGGAATTAATGAACATATTAAGAGATGATTCTAATATAGAGATAACAATAGAGTAAATATGGAAACTTTGTTTGGAAGGACTTATGATCATATAGGAAGTACCGACTCTGATTTTATTATTAAAACTAGAGGCCAAGTTAAGATCCAATGGGGTAAAGTGTTTATTGATCTTATAAAAGATGGTAAGATAAACGTCAACTCTGATATATTTAATATAGTAGATACTGTAAATGATGTAAAAGGAGCTGATGGAATTTACTATGTAAAAGAAGATGGCTCAGTGTATATTCTTATTGACGGTAATGTAATAAATATTGCTGGGGAATTAGGAACTACTTATGTTTCTTTTAAGGGATCTCAAGAGACTACTGGAGACGAGAAGTATACAGCCTTAGCAAATATAGGATTCATATATAAGACCTTAAAAGAGGCACAAGCTTCAGGTATTCCTAATAGTATGTTGTATGTAGAAGAAACTGGGTTGTTATATTATATAAGGAATGGAGAGCTAATAGAATTTACTACTAGTATTCCTAATCCATATACTGAACAATTTGTAGTTAGTAAGGTAGATCAATCTTCTGAAGGAGCTATAGTCATACAAGGGTCAGGTAAAGAGAATAGCCTAATTGTAGGTAATATGTATCTTTACCAGAATGAACAAAGATCTATAATTTACAGTCCTAATAATATAGTTTTAAATGCCGGAAATACTGATATAGTAGAAGTAACACCTCAAGAAATGAAAGTTAACTATCCTGCTAATTTTAAGAAGGAAGTTACTTCTAACATGTTTATGTCTCCTGGAGCTACTGAGAAACTTGGATTTAGACTCTACTTAGAAAGAGGTGAGTCTACCCTAGAGGTTGATAATATAGTAGTTAGGAAGGAAATTCCTGGATATATAGAAACTACTCATAAGGAATTATTACAGTTAATAGAAGATAAGGGTTTAGGACTTTTACAGAAATACTGTATTATGGATTTCCAGAACGAATGGGAGTTAACTACCGAAGATGATACATTTGAAAATGAGGGTGAAGTAGAGGATGAAGATTCTGACGATTCTAAGGAATCAACTGAGGCATATAATACAAGACCGATAATAGTTACAGCCGCAGGACCTGACAGCATTACTAGGACTGGTTATTTCAGAGATAAGCCCGAATGGATTATAGAGTACGATATTAACTATCAGGATAGAATATTAGTTCCTACTATGGATGAGAATGGAGCTATAACAAGGACTCCAGTAGAAGCTAAGGGAAGAATTACCAAACTTACAGATGAAAACGGAAATAGCTGTAATTATGATTTTAAACATCTAACATTCTTAATAAATGATAATCTATATTATACTTTCGGGGGAACTACTGATTTAAGTTCTACAGATTCATTTAAGAATGTTAGATTAAATTTAACTAATCCAGCTAGATATGGTAATAATGGTATTGATTCTATAAGCGTAAATAAAGGTAATAATATAGTTCTTAGCGGAACTTATAATAATGTACAGTTAGGTACTATAAACAATTCATTTACTTTCGATGGTACTATGAGTAATGTCAAAGTTATAGGATCATTATCTAATGTAATATTTGATAAGAATTCCGGATCTACAGTAGTTAATAATTGCATTATAGACAACTTATCAGAAATTACATTCAGAGGTCCTCTAGAGTATTGTACATTTCATAATACATTATCTGGATATGATTTTACTAAGGAGAAATACCCATTACTATATGATAGTTCTAAAGTTAAGGATATATACTTAAACAACTCTAAAGTAAACATAATCTGTATTCCAGATATAGTATTCCCGGGAATGATAGTAATGTATAATGGACAAGCTCCTATACCAACTGGCTGGCACATCTGTGATGGAACTGGAGGTACTCCTAATTTAGTAGGAAGCTTTATTAAGGCTGGCACATCTGCTGGAGAAACTGGAGGTAAGGAAGAGATTGAGCTAAAGGTAGAGAACCTGCCTCCACATACGCATAAGTTCTCACAATCTTCAGTAACAACCTCAGAAAACGGAGAACATTCACATACATATGGAGCACCAGTGTCAGGTGATAGTGATAATGCTAATGATAGAACAGTTCAGAGATATTCTACAGATGCAGCAACTTCGCCAGCTGGGAATCATACATATACTATAGACTTGTCCTCAGCTGCGCTTGAGGAAGTAGGAGAGGGAGTTCCATTAAAATGGGAACCAAAGTATTATTCGTTAATATTTATTATGAAAGTAGATGCTATGTAATATATATTACAAATAAAAGTATGCAATAAGTTAGTAATTAAGATAAATTACCAATCAGTTTTAAGGTTCAAAATTTATGCTTAAATTTGCAAATAACTTTAAAGGGAATTAATATGGAAATGGAATTAGCGGAATTAGGATTTGACGACGAAGACATCTTAGGTGAAGAAGGTCAAGTACATACTGGAGACCCAGACGATGATGTCAAACGATGGATGGAAGGAGATGTGCCAGAAGGTGACTATCTGGACAATAACTCCGATAACAATCCTGATAATAATCCAGACGAAGAAGACGACTTACTTACTAGTGTACTAAAAGCCAAAGGAATTAATCCAGAAGCTATTAAGGTACGTAATGACGAGGGAGAGATTGAAGAAATACCTTTCACTAGTCTTACTAAGGAGGAACAATTAGATTTACTCAATTACAGTCCAGCCGAAGATGAATACGGTCTAGAACCTGAAGAGATAAATCTGATTAACGAACTCAGACAGAATAATCTAAGTGTACAAGATTATTTAGAGGCTCACAGACAACAAGCTATCCAAGACTATCTCGATGGATTGGAAGAACAGCCGCAGTATCAAGTAGATGATTTGTCAGATGAACAATTATTCTTAGCAGATTTGAAAGCAAACGTCCCAGACCTCACAGACGAAGAAGCTCAAGCCCAGTTGGATTTAGAGAAACAGAATGAAGCTCTGTTTACTAAGAAGATGGCGGGCCTTCGTAATGTCTATAAAGAAAGAGAGGATGCTCTTATTCAGCAGACTCAGCAAGACTACGAAGAGAAACAAAGACAAGCTGATGAAGCTTATGAGAACTCTATTTTAGAGGCTATTCGTGATAATGAGACTATAGATTTCGGGGAGTCTGAACTTACCCTATCAGAGGACGATATGAATGAAATTGCTTCCTTTATCTTAGATTCAGATGCTGCTGGAGTCAGATATCTTGCTAGGGCTATACAGGACCCACAAATGCTAGTACAAATGGCATGGTTTGCCCTTAAAGGACCTGAAGCATTACGTCAGATTTCAGAATATTATAAACATCAGATAACTGAGCAATCTCGTACCAATTATAAGAAAGGGTATGAAGATGCTAAGGCTGGTAGAACCTCTAATCCTACTAAGACTGTAGTTAAGCGTCCAGAACCTAGGACGGCACCTACTAAAGGAATGAATATTAACGATTTAGATTAAATCTAATTAAATAACTATGATAGTAGCAAATTTCGTAACCAATCGCGCCACTATGGGCGACACTAGAACTTATGAGGATTTCTATAAGTTCCTAGGCACTAAACCAACTAGACTTGGTGTAGTATCAAGACTCTACCCAGAGTTAACTGCCTCCTACTTAACTGAATCTTTGAGAAATATCTTCTACATGGATTCTAAATCAAATAATAAGTACAGAAGCATTGATAGCATGTACTTTGAATGGGAAGTAGAAACCAATTACATTAAGAGAGTTGAGTTCGCAGATGTACCAACTGAAACTGGAGAGAACGGAACTGAGATTGTAATGGCTTTCAAAGAGAACTATTACCAGAAGTACGATATCTTCAAGATTGACAAAACAATGCAGCAATGCTTTGTTACTCAGAGACCAGTTCGTAAAGCTGATAATTACTGGGAAGTAACTGTTAGATTGATTGATAATGATTATTCAAGTGTTCTTGATCTTAGCGGTTGTCAAATTGGTGATACTACAAGATTCCAATCCAATGCTATGCCTGAAGCACATGAAGAAGGATATGTAAAATATCAATCTAATATTGAACGTCATAGAGGATACATTACTACTCACAGATGTGATGATAGTTATACTGCTCTATATGCTGCTCAAGAAGATGTTCTTATTAAGATTGGAGAAGGTAAGGATAAGGGAAGTATGTCTGAAACCATGTATAGAATGGATAAAACTCAATCCAACTTGCTGAAGAACTTCTTGTATGTAAGAAATAATGGTCTGCTGTTCAATAAGACTAATGTTGATAAGAATGGTAAACCGACACTGTTCGATCCAGATACTGGTCGTCCTATCTATATTGGTGATGGTATCATCCCACAAGTTGAAAGATTTGCATCTAAATATGCATATAATAAACTCACAGTTGAAGCATTCACTACAGCTATTGCTATGATGAATGAGAAGAGTGAGAACCCAACCGGTAACAAGTATGTACTTATCTGTAACGAGAAGGCATGGGGAGATGTACAAACTTGTCTGTCAGAGTGGCTTGCTAGATTCAAAACTTGCGGAACTTATCTGTGGTCTAAGAAAGCTAACGGTTATGTTGACGTTGGTGCTACATTCCAATCTTATGAAATCGGTGGTAATATAATTTCATTCAAGGTTGATAGAACATTCTCTCGTGAGTGGGGTAGCGATAAGGGCTTCATGTTGATGCTTGACTTGACTGCTGATAAAGTAAGTGGTGAACCTGCTATTCAAATGTTTACGTTGAAGGGTGGAGACTTTATTTCTAACAAGTATCCGGGTGTTGGTGGTCTTGACGGACTAAGCTCTGGAGTTGTTTCAAGTCCTACAGCTGCTTCTAAACTTATCAACTGGGGTTACTCTGGTGTAGGTGTATTCTCGCCTTACCGCTCATTTATAATGAAAGAGGTATAAGAGAGCACTTTAAACTTCAAAATTTCATTATGAGGTAATAACACTTCTTCCAATGTAAAATTCTTACTATATTTGTGGTATGAGTATACATCATTACAACTACAGAATAGTCAATACTAAAACTAAAGAATTTCATTATGAAAGAAGTGTAATAAGTTTATAATAGATAATGTGGGGAAGGCATAAGACCTTCCTCACACTATTTTAACAAGATATTAATAATATAATTAAAATGATAGAATTAATATGGCTGATGTATTAGACAACGTAATTGTCTTAAGAAGTGTATTCGGTAAAGTAGGACAGAAGTATTTCTTAAATCCAGTAAGAGACCCTCAAACTGGCAGATATCCAGACTGTGTGAGACCTGTAGATAGTAAGGGTGATATAATCTTTCAATCTGAAGCTGATAAAGGGAAGCCGCTTATTGCAGAGAATAGAGTATTTATTATAGAAGACGGAAAGACATTTAACCTAAATGATCCTTGGCAAGCCGCTGAGTGGTATTCTATTCAACACTGTCCGATGATTGCTATGTCACGTGACCAACGTGATAAGAACGGAAACTTAGTAATTGATGGAGACTCTAAAAGGTATGGTAGTGCAGAACTCTATGTAGAGAGACCAGGCTACGAAACTAATAAACGTGTTAATAAGAGAAGACTTATCCATGACGCAGAAGAATATATTATTAGAGACCCACAAGGTGCTGATGGTAGACTTAAAATGGCTAAGTTGCTTGGACGTAACATGCGTAATGCTCCAGATGCCGATGTAGAAGACTTCTTGATGAATATTGCATCTAAAGAACCAGAGAAGATTATTAATCTTTATCGTGGTGATGATATCGCACTTAGACTGCTATTTATTGATGCTAAGGACAAACGTGTCATTTATGTGAAGAATAAAGTTTATCTATATAGTGAGAATCAAATTGTACTTGGAGCAACTGATGATGCAGTAATTTCTTGGATGAAGAATCCTACTAATGCTAAAGTACTTGAACTCATTAAGAGAGATGTTTATCCTGAGTTTTATGATGACAAAGGAGCAAAGAAATAAATAACGTAAACTACTAAGAATGACAGCTAGACAGGTCTATGAAGGAGTTCTGATAGAACTTAACAAGGTAGAGGCTCCCAGTTTACTTTTAGAAGATTTTAATTACCTATTTAACAAAGCTGTCTATCAATACATTAACACTCGCTATAATATCTATGATATTAATCAGCAAACTACAGATGATGTACGTGTATTGAAAGCTACAGCAATTTTACCAGTAAAGCTAGCTGCTGATGCATATACTGGCGATGATGTTACTGGCAATGGTGTTACTGCTTCTAATGCACTTTATGGAGCCACTTATGAGGTAATACTTCCTTCAGATTACTTACATATTCTTAACTGCGTATGTAATTATAAAGTTAAGAAGCAGTTTAAATGCTATAATCCTGATTCTTTTGTACAATTCTCTGCTAGAAGACTAACATCGGACCTATGGTCTCAGATTATTAACAACTTCTACATGAGACCTATGTACAAGAGACCGTATTTCTACATTCATAATGTAAATACAAATGTAGCTAATCCCACTAATCCTTACCAAGCTTCCACTAACAGTGGCACTGATATTACATCAGCAACCACCTCAAACGGAGCTACTACTGTTACAGGAGGACTACCCAAAACTATTAAAATCGGTAGTAATGATGTAAATGCTGTAGAAAAGTCTGGACAAATTAGATTTGGCAACACTTCTCAAGTTAGAATGGAGATTAGATACGGTAAAGACACATCACTATTTGAACTAGTTAATGTGTACATTGATTATCTGAAAACCCCTCAGAATATCAGACTTACACAGGAGCAATTAGACTTAACAGAAGACACATCTCAAATGATGGAATTCCCAGATTATGTGTGCCAAGAGATTATAAATGTGCTGGTTAAATTAGTCATGGAGAACTCTAGTGACCCAAGACTTCAAACTCATATTCCAGTTAATACGACTATTGCTAATCCAGCTCAAGCACAGTCACAACCTAATAAAAAGTAATAAATTATGTTTAAATGGACTAACACACTGATTGTTAATTCTAATTTAGATTCTAGCGGTAAAGCTAAATGGTCTGCACAACCAGAGGATACAGGTAGTGGTGTTGTAGGCAGCTTTGAATTTAAAAGAGTAAACAAATTCCTCAAACCTAATGTAGTACATATTTACAAAAGAGCTGCATCAGATCCAGTACTTGGTAAAGTAACATTTACTATGGATAACCAGGGTGTAGGTAACTATAGAGTAGCTCTCTACATTAGATTGTCAGGGAGTCAGAATTCTTACTACTCTAATGACTTTGTATTTAAGGGTAAACCTCTTATGTACGAATTTGCTGTTAAGGATGCTTCTGCTACGGCAGCTGATATTGCTAAAGAGGCAGCTAGAGTAATTGAGAAGATTCAGACCATTTATGGAGACCACTGGATTAAAGCTAGTGCTAATGGTAACAATTTAGTTATTGAAGGAATGGATGAATATCAGCTATTTACTAAAGCTGAAATTCAGAAATTTGATCCAACTCTCAACACAGCTCTTGTAGGTGGAGAGTTTGTAACTATTGCAACAGCACTTCCTGCTGATGATCCAGACTACGATGGAGTTAATACCATTGTTAAATCTAAAGAAGGATTCGGTACTTACTGGATGATTCTTAAAGACCTTAGACTGCCGACTTTGGAAGCTAGACGCTTTGCTGCTCTTAATGAAGAGGAGCTTCCAGTAGCTGGAGCTAAGTACAACCAATATACTATCTACTACTGCAAGGAAAGAGGTATTATGGGTGGTGATGCTGTAGGAGAAGTTACTAAGTCTATGACTACTCACGTATTCTACGTTAAAGAAGACTTGGCAGCTGATTTTGAAGCAGCTTTAGGTAACATCGGTACTGTAGAAGCTATTACAGACTAAACAATCTAAATTAAAATAGGCAGTAGCACACCAATGCTGCTGCCTATTTCTATTTTATACCTATGGGATATTACGAGAAATTAGCATCGGCTATATATAATGATATTATGAGTGGACTTAGAGGCTATAGTTCTAATCCATCTATGTCATTAGAGCAGTTAGAAGATGATATCATAGACGAAAGACTCCAAATTATTAAGGAGTATTTTATTAAAGGCCTAGTTCCTAAAAAGGACTTATTAATGACAATTCCATGTATTCAAGTAGACTGTAAAAGTATTGACAGATGCAGATGCAATGCTAGTGTATGTGACCAGGAAATAGCTCATTTTGAATTGCCTCAATTATTAACAGAGTTTGGAGACGATGGTATAGAATATATAGGTACTACTGATATGACATATCCATTTATATATTATACTAATCCTACATTAATGACTTATCATAAATACAGAAGGAGAGGCAAACGTAAGCCTTATGTATGGATAGATACTACTCCTAATGAGAATAATATGTATGATGGGTTTATATTTAATGCTCCGCTTATCAAGCAATTAACAGTAGTGGCTATACCTAAAGACCCTAGACAACTTGATTATTATGGGTGTTGTTCACCAGTAGACATTAATAATATGACCTTTATTGATGCAGAAATTAAGAAGAGACTAACTGAAAAGAAGATAAGATACTATAGGCAACTCGCTATGCCTATTACACCTAATGACCAAGTACCTAAATAATGAAGGGAATAATATACAAGTACACAAGTCCATCTGGTAAAGTATACATAGGACAAACTAGATGTGAAAGAACCAGACGCTCTAGACGGTTCAATATTAATAAGCCTTATGCAGGACCTAAGATAAATGCTGCAAGAAGCAAATATGGACCTACTAACTTCAAGTACGAGGTACTATTGGAAATTAATTCTGAGAATGAATATGACCTAATAGAGTTACTAAATGCTAAAGAGTCAGAGTATATACAACTTTATGATTCAATTAATCTAGGGTATAATTTGTCTAGCGGTGGGATTCCTGTGATTTTAACAGAGGAACAGAAGCGTAAGGCAGGAGATAGTCATAAAAGACCAGTACTCGTTTATGATATCAATGGAAATTTCTTAGCAGAGTATGACTCTGTCGTTGCAGCTTCGGAGAATCTACGTGTAAGCGCTGGCAATATAAGCCTAGTTTTAAACAACAAGCTTAAGCAAACCAACGATTATGTATTCATTTTTAAAACTTGCTCTGACTATCCTAAACTTATTGACACGTCAGATAGACAAGTTAGAAACAGAAAGTCTATAGGTAAGTATACATTAGACGGAGAATTGATATGTGTCTATAAGAGTATAGCCAAAGCAGCCAAAGATAATGAGATGGATAGGAATTGGCTTGCTAAGTTCGTAAAAGGAAAAGATAATCATATATTCAGAGGGTTTATGTGGAAGGAAGTGCATGATGCTTGAGAATTTTAATTCAGCTTATTATACTGCTAATCTATTATATGATCTGGAACTAAAGCCAGAGGAATTTGAAGAAATTGGTCTAATTGCATGGAATAAAATAGGCAACAGAAGGACTAGACTATATAGATATACTACTAGCATTCAATGTCCTGATAATACTGTAGAACTACCATGTAATTGTGATATAATAGAAGCAGTTACATATAATTTTGAAGAATGGAACTATGTTACTAATGACACAGTTAACGGGGATTATGCTTCACAGTTTATTGAGAATTACATAGAGACTAGAAAGATGTATAGTGATCCACTCTATACAAGTGGTAAATATGCCAAATATGAAAGAGTAGGAGATACTTTATACTTTGACAAGAACTATGGTCAAGTCAATATCTTATATAAAGGCATAATATTAGATGAGGAAGGTCTTCCAGAGATTAATGAGAAAGAGAAAGAAGCTATAGCTTGCTACTGTGCAGTTACTAAGAGGTTTAAAGAAGGTTGGAAGAATCACAATCAGAACATGTTGCAAGAGGCACAATTATTAGAACAAAGATGGCTCAAATTGTGTGATGCAGCTAGAGTTTCTATCTACATTAATCAGAATGAAATGAATACTATATTAGATGCTAAAACTAGTTGGAATAGAAAGATATTTAATAAATCATATAAACCGATGAAGTGATAATGAATTATGCTTTAGGGTACGCCTTCAATATTCATGATATGTTTGCTAACTTTGATACTAGTAAACTTGATTTAGAAACTAAGAAGTGCGAGGAATTAATAGGAAATAGACATAAAGAAGTAATTGCTAAGAAAGTATTTAAGTATGCAGTTAAATTAGTAATAGATGATGTTATTAATAATAGTGCTAGATTTGAACTGCCAACTGGAGGTAAGAAGTCATTTATAGCTATGAAGAAATTTAGTGGAGATGATTTCAAGAATGCTAGAAGGCATGGTAAATGGAAGGATATAGATTTCTTAAATTCTAATTTCTCAGCATATTCTATGATATTTAACTATCAGAATCATGGCATATTTAAAGAGAAATTAGTATACTTGGACAATATTAATAAAGACATCATAACTGAGAATACAAATGCCGGAAAGCAGTATTATTAAGAAGTATACAGACTATATAGAAGCCGTTAAGAAAGAGTTTCCATATCTTAGTAATGCTGATATTAGAAGGATTCTTAAGTATGGATGGAGACAAATATATATTATTAATGTATCTGGAGGCGATACTTTAATTAATAGTCATAAATATAAATATTGGTTCTATATAGGAGAACTAACACGTAATTCTATAAAGCATTTTAGATATTACAGAAAGAAGATGCGAACTAAAGTAAGAATGATGTATAAGAGAAAGAATATTCAGTGGGATGGATATTATTATATAGCTATTACAGATGAAGAATATGAAGACTTTATGGCATCAAAGAATAAAAGAGGGCGCAAGAAGAAATATTACATATTCGAGAATAAGTTCGTATATAAAATTCTAGACGAATGTAAGTTAACGTTCTCCGGCAATAAATACTTTCTTAAATTTAAAATGCCTATAGATTTAGGATACTTTTATAAGAAGGATAAACTTAGATGTGAATCTCCAGAGATTGCATTTACAAGAGATAGGGCTGCTAAGTTTGAAGATATCTTAGTAAGCAATAATAACTACGAATATTTATAATATGAAGAAAGAAGCAATTAATACATTTGGGGAAGGAATAATAATGGATTTAAATCCATTGACTACTCCTAGTAATGTGCTTACTAATGCTCTCAATGCTACTATAATAACATATAATGGCAATGAGTTTGTACTTCAAAATGATATGGGTAATGGTAGAGTAGAGACTGCTTACTTACCTGCTGGTTATGTTCCTGTTGGAATTAAAGAGTATGGAGGGATTATATATGTTGCATCTTATAACCCCCTTACTAATAAAGGACAGATAGGTTCATTTCCTTCCCCTGAACGAAACATTAGTAGTCAAGAATTAGAAAGAGCTAAAGTAATTATATCTCCAAGTAACTTTAAATATTTAAACGGAATTTTAGATCAAACTATAGTAAAGGTTGAAATATTCCCTAAAGATACTATTTTACGCTCTGGAGATAAGTTTACTATACTTCTAGACTCTGCAAATGTTAATAGCTTAAAGCTATTTATATCAAATTTCTTAAATACGTCCGGAAGTAAGGCAACATCTCCGAAGAATAAACTACTGACTCTGTCTGTAGCAGTATTAGACTCTAATAATAATCTTAGAGACATTACTAGCCAATTAAAACGATTTGATGCTAATAATAAAGTTATAACATTTGATGCATCAGCATCTCCAATATTGAAGTTTAATTCTGGATACTTTATTCAGACTATGAGTAATTCTGAAAGTACAGATGTAGACGAATTTAGAAAGAAGCATGCAGTAAATACCTATAATAATAAAGTATTTGGGAATTTATACTTAGTAGCTAGTTTAAATGTTATAGACTCTATAGGAGTTTCTACATTCGGATACAGAAACACTACAGATACAGATGTAAGTTATGATGATATAGAGGTAACTGTTCCGGCTAAGAATGCAGCTGTTATATTTGAAGTGGAGTATAAATACAATTGTCCAGACGGAATTTATGGTTCTCCGGACAGTAGCATAGTTACAAACATTGCTGATGTAAATACATCCTATAATTCCTATTACGGTAACTCTTCTGAATATTCTCCCAGCAATGTTATTCTAGGGACTCAGTTCAGTACTTCCAGGGATTCTAGCAAAGCTACTTATACATTGCCATTTCATACAAATCCTGCTTCTGATAAATCATGGCCTATATACGACTTAAACACTGGTTTATATGACAGAAAGGTTAGAGGACAACTTAACTTGCCAATAAAGGAGGACGTAGAGAATGATACTTTAGTGTATAGTGCTATTCCGTGCATGGAGTATACTAAGTTACCTGGATTAGAAATTAATGGGTCTATTAACTTAGCAAAGCTAGGTAGTGGTGATATAAGTATAAAAGTTTGGAGATATTATTGTAATCCAGATTCTATGACACTTACTTGGGGACTTGAAGCTTATCCTAGACATGGTACAGCTATAGAATCTGTAATATTTGAATTTTATGATATATTCACTGCTTCAAAGGTAATGACATATACAGCCCCAAGAAGAAGAAGTTACAATGGTTCATTTACCGAAACTTTTAATTTTGGAGTTCTACAACCAAGAAGACTGTATCTAGTTAGAATAGCTTATAAATTAAATACTGACAATAAAGACTACTACACTACAGTAGGATATAGATGGATGTTTACAACTACTCTATATAATGCCCAGTATTTTAGAACCGATGAATCATTCGTAGATGACTTTGCTAATTTAGATGTAGATACTCTTAACAAGTTAGTATTTAATATAGAGGATGCACTTAAATTACTAAGTAGACTTCCTAGTGCTCCTATTATTAGCGACGAGTCTTATATGACTAATGAAGCTAAAGAATATAACACTTATAAGAACTCTAAAACTGAATTTGTGTATTCAGTAAATCCAGTGCATGAACTTGAAGGAGCTGAAAAGTATCCATTTAGAGTAAATGAAGCTAGTATTGAAACAGAAATAGAAGTATCTAGAGATAATGAAGAAACTAAGCCTAAAATGACACTTCCTGAAATTACTCTAGTAGGTACTGCCAAACCAGGCAATATTAATGGATATAAGGAGTATAAATTCCAAATAGATAAAACTTCTACCTGGGATGAGTCTAAGGATGATGTTGACGATAGTAAATTCTTCGATGCTAGTAACAACCTTATAGGACAACAATTTAAATTCGCTTGGGATGATACTACTAATAGACTAAGGTTAACTGTGATCACTTTATCTAGACTATACACTAATACAGTTAGTACATCTATAACTCTAACAAACCCATATGTACCGTTTATTACTAAAGATACTATTCCAGACGTATTTGGATTTAATCCGGTAGAGGATTTAGATGGAAGACTTATCAATACTAAAGAAATTGGATTTAGAACTAGGGACAGAGGTCCTACTGAGAGAGAAATAATAGACTACTTCTGGAGAGATTCTACAAATGCCAAGAGTAGACCCAATTACTATGGAGGAATGGGAGATACTGGTGTATGGCAGATAAAGGAGAAGGACGATTTGCATGTTAGAGATTTTAGAGATAAAGTAAAGGAGGTTATTCAGAAAGTTATTGCTGAAAGACCTATATGTGTAATTGTCGGAAATCCAGGAGCATACAATCATTCTAACGTATTTGATGATAGCTCTAACACCTATGAATATATAAAGAGTAAAAGTGATAAATTCTTAGGAGGGCGCTCTAACCAAATATTGCTATGGTACGATGGTAACGATTATGTATGGGTAGAAGACTTCTGTTATGGTAATTCCTCATATCCTACCTTGGAAATGACTGAAATAGTGTACAGAACATTTAAAAATGTACTTATTCAAAAGGGGACAGCAGTAGCTTATACATTCTTCTCTTTAAATAAGAAACACTATGCATACAACGCTGAGTATGATGCTTCAGTAGAAGGTAATCTTACTTGTTCTTCTACATATAGTGACGAGATTTTAATTTCAGAGGATGGTTCCTTTATATATACTAGCGACTCTATTAAGGAACAAGTTAATAAGGTGCTAGAACAAGTGGATGCTATCATTAGCGGAGAGGAGCAAGTTAAGGAGGAGGATGTTACAGAAATAGTTAAGTTAGCAACATTTAATCATGTAGACAATGAAGATTTTAACATCCCAGTTGAAGTTACAGTAGAGGCTCCAGGAATGGAGGACGTGTATAATGCGGCTGTTGGAATAGCAGATGGTAGTACATTCGGAACTGTTGCAATATTGTATGATAATACAGTTGTACCTCTTGACTATAATGATAAACCATTCGTATCAGGTACCATATACTATGCAGAAGAGAACAAAGATGTTAAATTAGCAATTGTATCCTCTGGGGCAAATGTAGTTAGAAACCTAAAAGTACAGGATGGTACTCTCATGGTTAAACAAGCTACTAAAATAACTAAACAGTTCAAGATAGTTAAAGGCGGAGACGCTACCTGGTATTTCGACGGCTTGCCAGTAATAGATATAGAATTTAAAGATAGTAAAGCAGTAGGAACCAATTGGGGTAAATTAAGCGTATACGAGTAATGATACAATTATCCGAGGGCAGTTTTACAATTAGCAATTTAAACTTCCAAACCCTAAGCATATCTTATTACCTAAGCCAGATAAAGCCTGAAGGTAAGATTGTATATGAATACAATCCATTGCGTAACTTTAGACTGTCTGAGGATATAGATAATGAGGGTAGACATCCAGGCGATGTAGGCTTTAATAGCGATGAGGTCATTGAGGCTGGAAGTATAATAGACTTAGATACAGAGTTATTAGGATTTAGTTTAAATAATCCTGTAGATATCGTTACTCAGTCTTCCTACGATGGCTCGGTTAACCTTATTATTAATGACAATAGAAACATACCAAGATTAATAAACACTAGATTCTCTGTACTTCAAAATAATACTTATGAAATAGTAGATAGAATCGGAAATAACGACACTAATCTATATGACGAGAATCAATTCGATTTAGACACATCTCTTTATAAAAGAGTTAATACAATTCCCTCATTAACATTCAATGGAGTTTTACATCATGGAAATTTAAGTGTAGGAAACTATGTATTATACTTTAAATATGCAGATGCTGATGATAACGAAACTGATTTCGTAGCAGAATCAGGTATTATATCATGTTTTATAGGAAATGATGGTGATCCGTTCTCTATCAATGGAGGATTTATTGATCAGAATAGTCATAAATCTATCAACTTCTTAGTGTCAGATATTGATGGAAGTTATGATTATCTAAAAGTTTACTATACTAGAAGCACATCAGATGTTAGCCAGAATAGAGTTGTAACTGCATTTAAAATAGAGAAGAAATATCCAGTAAGAAATGGTATATGTAATATAATCATTACTGGAGATGAAAATGCAGTTGAGATTCCTATATCAGATATAAATATGCAATATTTGATTGCTGATAAAGTTAAAGCCCAGGCAGTATGTCAGAACATGCTGTTCTTGGGTAACTTTAATAAGCCAGATCAAATGTATCAGGATTTAACTGATATAAGCTTGAGAATTCTCCCATATATTGATGTAAAGAAATCTGAGGATCTTATAGGATATGTAGATAATACCTACACAGACATAAGTGTTTCGAATACCCCTGGAGAGTATTATAATACTAAGAACATCTATAATTATGTTGGATATTGGAATGAAGAGTTTTATAGGCTTGCCATAGTATGGGTAATGACTGACGGAACTCTATCTCCAGCATACAATATCAGAGGTAAGAATAAAATTCCAACCAGAGATAATTTATTTGGAGTTGATGGATATACCCTAGATGGGCTTACCGACTTGTTTGATAGTGAGGGTAAACGAACATATATAGCAGTTGATGAAGAAACTTACGAGATAGAAGATTCACAGAATTATGAGAATGCTAAGGGTGTTATTAAAATAGATTATACTCCAGATTCAGGAGACTTTACAGTATGTGGAATTGGAGTATTCATTCCTACAGAGGTTGCAGACTACTTGAAAGATAAAGTTAAAGGATTCTTTATAGTAAGACAGAAGAGAATTCCTACAATTTTAGCACAAGCATATGTATTACCTAGAGATATAAATTCTGAAGTACCAGCAATACCAACTGCTCAAGAATATAAAATTGAAAGGTTCTTGGATGATGATAGAATCCTAAATCAGAATTATTCTGAAAGATTAATGAGCATTGATTCAAACTCGTCGGAGTTAGGAGCTAGAGCAGCAATATGTCCAGAATACTCCACCAATCAGGGATATTTTAATTCATTATTCACTGGAACACAATATCTTACTAAGAACTCTAGAGTGCAGCCTACATCTAAGTATCTTGATATTGATGTATATAATGAGAGAAACTACTTCGTACCAGGATATAAGGCTAACTCAGATGATAACTTAGTAAATGCTGAAATAGTGGGAGTTGGTGACAATGTGCCATTAATTGCTATTGAAGATACTTCATTTAGAGGTAGAGCAGGAGAGGCTGAAGAGGCTTTCAGATTTAGGTATGTTAAATCAGACAATAAGACTAAAGATGCTTCTAATTTAGTAAGAGGTATTTACTCTCCATATCTCGGAATCATAGGAAATACTACCATAGGTAATATAATAAACATATATACTCCGGGATATGGTACGTCAGCACATAAACAATATTTCACTACTAGATATGATGATACATCTCCTTATTATGCTATAGGAGATAGAGTTAGTATAGAGGATGTAATCAGTAAGTATGAATTAACTACAGTAGGAGATGTTTCTGGCTATGTTAAGACTTATTATAGAGGAGATTGTTATATATGCAACTATACTCATAGACTTAATAGAAACTTTCAAGACCCGTCAGCCCCTATAAATGATGAGATAGTAGACGATAATACTTGGAAAGACAACTATGATAATGAGAATAAGGAGAAGAATGGGAAGATAAATAGAGGAGACGTTAATGCAATTAGACTTGGAAGTTGGATTACCGTTAAATACTACACCTCTAGAAATCTATCTATAAGATCTCTTGATTATAGTTATCCTAGTGAGGAAGGACTTACTGGACTTAAAAGAGGATTCTACCCCTTACAAGAAATGAGTACAGACGGTAATTATAAAATTCCAGAATCGTCTGTAGTAAATGAAGGGTTTGCAAGTACAGTTGGAGAGAAGGTTTCATACACATTACCTGAAGTACCTTATATAAAGAATAGATTTGATACTAGGATATTGTATTCCGATTTAGCTATTAATGATGCTTTCAAGAATGGACTTAGAGTATTCCAGTTTACTCATTATAGGGATTATCCCAGAATTTATGGAGGATTAATGAAGATGGTTGAATGGTTCGGTAATCTACTTTGCATATTTGAACATGGAGTAGCTCTTATTCCAGTCAATGAACGTGCAGTTGCTGGAGAAGGTTCGGGTGGAAATGTCTTCATAAACACTTCTAACGTGCTGCCAGAGAATCCAATGATGTTGTCAGATACATTCGGTACTCAATGGCCAGAAAGTGTCATCAAGACTCCCTATTACGTCTATGGAGTGGATACAGTAGGAAGAAAGATATGGAGAACTAACGGCAAACAGTTTGAAGTTATTTCAGATTTTAAGATACAGGAATTTCTGAATGAGAACATTAGTCTAACTGAGCGTGAGCTGACTCCAATAATAGGGGTTAGGAATGTTAAGAGTCATTATAATAGATTCAAGCAAGACGTAATGTTCACATTCTATGATAATCTATACGGATTTGAAGAGAAAGTTTGGAATATATGTTATAATGAGGTTTTAGGTAAATGGATTACATTCTATTCTTGGGTTCCGTCTTACTCAGAGAATATTGATAATGTATATTTTAGCTTCGATAGGGATACTTCTAAATGGATAAGTAAATTGGGTTCTTCCCAGAAAGGTTCTACATCACAAGATGGAGTTATTCTATCTAACGTTGTTATTGATGAATGGGGTACTTATGGCGGGTTGAAATCTACGGAATTAGATTTAGTAAATAGAGCTGTTCCTAACGATGATAAAACTGGAGTTACTTATGAGAAGACTTTTAGTATCGTTAGAGACAATTTTGGATTTTACAAGCATTTCGACATTAGAGGAGGTAATCACTTAGTAATGCTTTCTGAACCAGATTGGAAGTATCCTGTAGTTCAATTAAATATTCAATGTGATATTACCGCTAGATACAAGTCTGGAACGGTTCCCACAGATATTAATGAATATTTAACTGGATGGAGAGACTATCTATCATATAATTTAGGATTATATCAATCTAGTATTGCTATTACTACTAAAGAAATTCTAGAGAACGGAGTGAATGACGGCTTGAATCTTACTACGGACTTCTGGAAACATGGTCAGGCAGGAATCATAGATATAAAAGATCCAATTAAACCCTGTTTCTGGTACGGTAAACAACATCCGTTTGAGTATGAATTTGTAGTAGTTGACAATCCATCAGTTCATAAGATATTTAATAATTTGCATATTATTAGTAATAAAGCTAAACCAGATTCGTTCCATTATGAAATTGTAGGTGAGGTTTATGACTTCCATGACGATAAGAAGAATATGTATATAAGACAAGAAGCTACTAAAGACTTTTATCAATATAATGGCTCTGACATCTTATATAATAGAAATTTCTTAAATTTAAGAGGTTCCCAAAGACCTATATCTAGAAATGGAATAGCAACAGGAGCTATGGATAAATCTACTATGTTCCCTCTGTATTATGCTAGAGTAGATACTTTTAATGAAGTAGAGGATTACTATAGATTGAAAACTGCCCCTAATAAAGATTATGTTAACTTATCTGGAACTGAAATAGTATACAATGAGAAGTTAAATGAATTTAGAGTATGGACTCATGCTAAAGCAGTAGATATTAAAGACCCTACAGCTGGACGTCTAAGAGGTAATATGAATTATCAGGAAGATGTTTGGGATGTACAGATTAATTCTATTACCTTTGTGCAGAAGAATGAGCCAACTTGGAATAAATCTAATGTAAATGGAGAAGTAACTAATAAGGTTCCTATATCTGTAGGTAATTCTCCAATACCTAATGACCTTAAAGGTTTTGATATTTCTGAAAGTACACCAGTTGAGAATTTTATGCCCAGTGATTTAAGAACATTAGGATATAATATAGATGATATAGATGTATCTGATTGGTGGAGTGGTAGGAAAGAAACTAGGTTAAGAGATAAGTACATTAAGATTAGAGTTAGATATACTGGTGAAGAGCTGGCTATAATTACTGCATTAAAGACATTATTTACAATAAGCTATGCATAACACTTATAAAAGAAGAATTCTGAAGGGGCAAGCAGGTTTGCTTGCTCCTATACAGAATGGAGGTTCTAGTTTCAGTCCATTACCACCTATACCTCCCATTAATCCTGGAATATACAATACCCTTAGTAGTTCTAGAAAGGCAGATTTGAAACTATTCAATGGGGGAATAGGCAACACTCTTAAGGGAGCTAAGAGCTTTATTAGTAATCCCACAAACATGAGCTTTATGGGACAAGCTGCTGACATGATAGGATCGTTCATGCCTGAGAATAATGCTTATCAAGGTCCTAAAGGATCTATTACTAGAGGTATGGATAATGCATATGACGCTGCTGCTAACATGGCTATGCAAATTAATCCTGCGATAGGAGGAGCAATGAAAGTTGGAGGTTTGGTATCAGACGGAATTAATGCCATTACTGGTGGTACTGATGGAATGACAACTCAAGATTCTATATTTAGTTCTACATTAGGTAATTTAACCGGATTGGGCATTATAAATAGTGCCTTTGGTAAAAGAGCTAATACTATTAATAAAGATAATGAGACTTGGGAACAGCAAGGTTCTGCTTACGGAGGGTCTTTAGCTAAGGTAGACGATGCTCTTACTAAGAGTGGTAAGAAGTATGGATTATTTAGTAATAGAGCCAGAAAGAAAGCCAATGCTCAAATATCTGAAGCTAAGAGACAGCAGAATTTAGTTGCCGATATTAATGAAGAAGCACAAGATGCATTTGCAGCATCTAACTACAGTGGCATAGGACTTAGAAATCAGATAGCTTTAAATGGCGGATATAGAAGTATGGCTATAGGTAGAAACGGAATAAAGATTTTGGATAAAGAATTACAATGGGCGAACTCTATCCTTAATAAAACTAAAGCCTCTGTTCCAGAATTTAAATCTGGTGGTAAAGTTAATGTAATTCCGGAGGGAGCATTACACAAGAATAAGCATCATTTAGAAGATGTAAATTCAGAATTTAAAGATGTAACTAATAAAGGCATACCAGTAGTTAGTAAGGAAGATGGTGGCGAGTTAGTACAACATGCAGAGATTGAACGTAATGAGATTATATTTAACTTAGATGTAACTAATAAGCTTGAAGAGCTAATGAAGAAGGGCGATGATGAGTCCGCTATTGAGGCAGGTAAGTTGTTAGTACATGAGATACTTAATAATACTATCGACAATACCGGAATATTAAAAGAAATTCAATGAGAAGAATTGCTTTATTAATTATCATGCTCTTCTTAGCTGTGGGGTGTAATAATAGACCTACTAATACAGAATCTTTACTATATTTTGAGAATAAATATACAGAAGCTTGTAACATACCTGTAGTTAAGAGCCAAGTAGGTAATCAAACTGCTTATTTTATAATAGATACTGGTGCTAACACATCACTTATAGATTCAGATTATTACAGAACACACCAAGAACTGTTTGTATTTAGTCATACAGTGGATGTACAATATCATGGAATAGGTGGTTCTACTGAGGAAATGACAGTAGATGTAGTTATAGGCGAACTATCTATAGGAGATGTAATATTTATGGAATCTGATTTATCATCAGTAAGAAGACAGCTTCAAATAGAAGGATATAATATTATAGGCGTTATAGGTTCTGATTTCTTTGAGAGGACTTTGTCTATTATAGACTACGGAAATAGAGCACTATACTTTGCAAGTTTGGATTTAGACTCACTAAACATTGGTAACAAATGAGAATAGAGATAGGTGATAGAACATATAATGTTAAAGTAGCCGAATCAGAAGAAGATAAAATTAAGGGATTACAAGGCAGAAAGTCCTTAGCTGAAGATGAGGGTATGCTGTTTGTTTACGATGAACCTCAGACTGTAGGATTTTGGATGAAAGATACTGATATTCCTCTTGACATTATCTTTATAGATGAGGATTTAGAAGTGATCTCAATATATCAGGGCAACCCAAACGATGACACTATAGCTGAAGAGGATAATGTACTATTAGTACTAGAAGTTAATCAAGGCTCTGGAATAAGTGAGGGGGACGAACTTGATATAGAAGATGATGATGAAGTACCTACTATGAAAGTAATCGCTCCTGATGGTTCTACTCAAATGGAACTAGAAGGAGGAGAGAGAATCTTCAGTAGAAAGAACACTAAGACTCTGATTCGGATGGCTAAAAGAGCTAGTAAAAGTAAGTCAGATAAAGATTATAAGGCACTTGGTAAGAAGATGTTTGAATATTTAAAGCAACAAGACCAACGTGAACCTGAATATGTGGAAAAGAAAGATTAACTTGTTAGTTCCATTAACTATAACTACCTTTGTAGGACAGTTAAGGTTTAACGTTAAACAGTAATTTAACATGAGAATTCAAAGTAAATCAATTAAATTTATGCAACAAGGTGGCCCAGCTCCTGCACCTCAAGATGCACCAGCAGCTGCACCAGCAGAAGGAGCACCGGTAGAAGGTGGAGCACCAGAAGGTGGAGCTCAAGACCCAATGCAACAGATTCTTCAAGTAGCAGCTCAAGCTGTACAGACACAGAATTGTGAAGCTGCAATGGCTGTATGTCAAGCACTAGTTCAAGCAATGCAAGGCGGAATGGGGCCTGGAGAAGCTCCTCAAGAGGAACCAACATTCGCTAGAAATGGTTCTAAACTTAGAAGAGTTAGATAATCATTTACAAAGTTAGAAAGGAGCATATATGATTAAGTATATGTTCCTTTCTTAGTTTATATAAGTATGTCACAAGTAATTAGAAAGTATAACAGTGGCGGTAAATCTCCAGAAGAACCAGAATTATTTGAATGGAAAGACGTAGGTAAGTATAACAAGTCAGATCTAATATCTGGATTATATAGAAATGTAGATACTTACATTACAAATAACAACCTTTCTGGAAAGAAGGCTGATGCGTTCAGAACAGCCACTTCTAGACTTATTGACGGAATCAAGAACGGAACTGTTACATTAAATGGAGACGGTACATTCAACGTTTCTGATAAGTCATTAAGTAGTACAGGACAATTTGATAAGAATTTCCTGGGAGGAGAGAAGAATACCGATAATAATGCTAATAATAGGGCTGGGGACTATGTTCTAGACTATATTAAAAGCATGAATACATATAAGAAGCCTACAGTAGCAGCTCCTAAGAAAGAGAAGTTTGATTTTAATAAGTATTTCACTGGAGAAGTATCTAGGAGATGGTACGGAGGCAATGACATAGATAATGATAATTTCTTTAATCGTAGAAGCGAGGAAGATAGATTGAAGTTAATGGCAGACATAGCTGGTGGTATAACTCCAGAAATGTTGAGTGGTTATGATCTAGAAGGTACTATTGGTGCTGATGAAATTCTCAACAGATCTAAACGCTTTGTAGAAGCTATTAATAATGGAACTTTAGACAACAATGATTATAATGCATTTGCAGAACTGGGCGGTGGAGGTCTAGATAGGTGGTTAAAGTCACAAGAAGAACAAACTGCTACAGTCGATGTAAGAGGCAATTTGAGAAAGCAATGGGAAGCTGAGGCTAGACAGAAAGGATATACTGATGAGGCAATTCAAGCTTATATTGATAATAAACAAAGAGCACTAGATGAGGCTTCTCAGAAAGAAGTGGATGCTAGGAATACTGCTCAAGAAGAGAAATTACGTGCTGATGCTAAAGCTGCTGAAGAGGAACGTATAAGACAGTTAGGAGCTTTCAATATAGGAAACTATAACACAATTTCTACTCTACCTGAAGTAACTCCATATAATTTCGAAGATGTATACAAATCCAGATATGATAATCCATGGTCTTTAAGTTTTAGTGCCTATGATTTAAATCCTGGTAAAAGTACACAAACTGTTCCTCTTCATAGAGAAGATGGTTCTGGATATTATGACTCTGTAAATATTGGTAAAACAGTCCCAGGAACTACAGCAGCTCAAAGACTGGCTAATGACTTGGATTATTACATAAGAGCTGCTGACTTACGTGCCCAGAAGGAGGGTAATGATTCATACAGGCTAGAACAGTTAGGTTCGGGAGAATATGTAATTCCTGATAGTTACAATCCGAACACAGGGCTTATTAGAGTTTATAACCCTAAAACTAGACAACTTAGATGGGTAGAAGCTCTTACTACTCAGACTGGTAAGGATCGTGTTGAATATCTATATAATATGGCTAATTCTCCCAAATATAAAGCAGAAGGTGGGATTTTAAAAGCACAGCAAGGTAATGTAATTGATTGGAATGCCTTAAACAAGCGTGCTAATGAAGAAATGTATGAGAGAAATCGTCAAGCTGATCAGAGGTATTTTAAATCAATAGAAGAAACTAAGGCTAAAGAAGCCAAAACTAAGGCTAAAGAATCTGGTAAATCTGAAGAACAGGCTACTAATGACTCTAAACCTCATACTCAATGGTCTAAAGCAGATATAACTAGAATGGGGGCATTAGCAGGTGATGTAGCTAGTCTACTAGCTAGTTTTACTGGAGTGGGCTCAGTTGCGTCAGCTGGTATAGGGGCTGCATCTACAGCTGCTAATCAAGCTGCTGATATGATGGAGGGACAGAGCTTTGGGCAAGCACTATGGAATAATGCAGGAAGTTATGTTTTAGATGCAATATCTCTTATCCCATTTGCTAAAGCAGCTAAGGTTCCTAGAATGATTAAGAATGTCGGCAGATTTGCCCCATTAATGACAACAGCATTAGCAACTTATCAAGGATTGTCTAATGGCAGGGAATATCTTGATAGCTGGAATAAAGCTAAGAATGGAGAGTCTTTGACTGTAGGAGATTGGAGAAATATACTAAGTTCATTGCAACTAGTATTAGGCGGGACTGCTGCTACACACAGAGCATCTAAAGCAAAATCTCATGTAGAAGCTGCTGTCACTGGTGATGAGTGGGTTAAAACCAATCAAGGTTACAGACGTGTCTCTGCTGATAAAATGAAAGCAATTAGAAAGGCGAAAACATTAGAAGAACAAAATAAGATACTAGAAGGAACTGGTATAGTTTTACCAGAAGCTAAAACATGGACAGGTAAAGGAAAGGGGGTTGCGAAGATACCAGATACTGATAAAGCTAATATGGTATATGATTTTAGCAAACCAGTAACTACATATTCTGGAGATTTGCCTTTACAGCATAAGTTTGGGCCTGGAGAAAGATGGTTAGGTACTGCACAGTTCCCCGACTTTCATCTTCCTGGTGTCAGAGATGCTTATAACAGAATTATACATCCCCAAGCTTATAAAAGGGCTAGAGGTAAGAACCAAAGTGTAGCTAAATCTTCTGAGCTATTAGCACTACCCGCTCCTAATCAAGTAACCCCAGGTGTTAGAGGTTCATTTGGATATAATGCAACTACTGGTAGACACACCACTGATGTGACTGATCCAAACAAGTTAGCACAAACTAAAGCTACTGGGGACAGAAACAGACGTAATGAAATTATTAGAAGTGAAAGGCTCACTCAGCAAGCTGAAGCTAGAGAAGTTCAGAAGGCTAAAAATGAGGCGTTAGTTGCATGGGCTGTTAATCAACCATTCCCTAAACAGCCATTAGCTGGAGCTGCTAGAATTAGTAAGGAGAAGTCTTACAGAAACATATTCCAACCAGTAACTGAACGTGAGTACAATAAAGTATGGGATGAAGCAGTTAAGAATAGGAAAGACTTCGGATATGAGGATGTAACTCCTAGAAGGAATATATATACTGCTCCGACTCCAACTGAAATTACTATTACTCCTAATTTTAGTTCTATTACAGACAAGAATGCTAGATACTTGTGGGAGCTTGTTAACCCTCCTAAACGTAGCACTGCTCACATTAAGAGGGAACTTCCTAAGAAGCAGACTAAGCCTAAGACTAAAAAGAAATCTAAGGATGATAGAGTTACCAAGAAGGCAGATGGTGGATTGTTAATTCCTAAATTTCAATCTCCTGCTGCTCCAATACAACGTCGTAACGTTAGGTCAGCAGATGATTTAAGTTGGAATAATGACATACTTAATAGCTTAGGACTTAAAAACACTTTAGGTAATATAACTCCTGCTAATGCTAGTAAGTATAATAATATGCAGGGAGATTATGCTAAATTAGGATTTGGTACCTCTAAACCTGGTGACACATCTCTTACATATGATCCTAATGCAGCTGCTTATCAAACTACATTTAATAATCTTACTTCTGTTAATCAAGACACTATGTCTGATTTAGTAAGAAGAGGACGTATTACTGGTAGAGGTGGCAGTTCAGACAAGGGAACTCAGTGGACAGCAGATGGACTTAAGGGAGATCAAACGTTCTTAAGACATTTAGGTACGGCAGCTACTACTAAGGAGGGAATGGATGTATTGAGATCTTTAGTTCCCGATGATATAGATGTTATTAAGAATTTAAATCAAGGTATGGTAAATTTTATGCCTAAACTAAAGATGGCTGGTATTACTGATGGTAAAGGATTTAATATTCCTAATACTTCAATTGCAACTACAGGGTTATTAGACGAAACAGTTCCTGACGTAGAAGCCACCCCTCAAGATATTAAAACTACAAATAATTCAGGTAGTTATAAATTAAATACTAAGGGTAAAGCAGCTACTAATATACTGTCTGGTTTAAGAACACTACCAGAAGATATTATTGCTTTAGGTAGAATGGTTGGAGGATTAAGAGCTAATCGTAGAGCCGCAGACAAATATAAAGAAGGATTAAAGCCACTATTAGTAGATACCTATGAGAATGTAGTACCTATTACTGGTAACTATCTTGCTAAAGTATCAGCTGATAAGCAGGCTTCTAATCTCACCTCGTTAGCTGCTAGACCTAGAACTTCCGATGGTTCTTTACAGTTAGCTGGAGAGTTAGAAGCTGGTAACAGAGCTGCCCAGATGAGATTCCAAGGAGATATAGCGGATGCAGATATGTTTAATAGAACTAGAACATTAGCACAACAAGAATCTGACGCTGCTAAGGCTAGAAGAACTGATGTTGCTAATAGAAACAGAGCTTCCA